TGTAGCAGTACGTGCTGCCGCGCCGGCAGGACCCTGCGCTCCGGTATCGCCCTTCAGTCCCTGCGGTCCCTGCGGTCCCTGCGCCCCAACATCGCCCTGCGGTCCCTGCGGTCCCTGCGGTCCCTGCAGTCCAGTGGCTCCGGTATCGCCCTTCGGACCTTGGATTCCTTGCGCCCCAACATCGCCCTGCGGTCCCTGCGGTCCCTGCGGTCCCTGCGGTCCCTGCAGTCCAGTGGCTCCGGTATCGCCCTTCAGTCCCTGCGGTCCCTGCGCCCCAACATCGCCCTGCGGCCCCTGTGGCCCAGTGGCTCCGGTATCGCCCTTCGGACCTTGGATTCCTTGCAGTCCTTGCGGACCTTGGCTTCCCTGCGCCCCGGTGGCTCCGACATCGCCTTGCGGTCCTTGCGCACCGGTATCGCCCTTCGGACCTTGGATGCCTTGCGGGCCCTGTGGTCCGGTGGCTCCGACATCGCCTTGCGGTCCTTGCGCACCGGTGTAACCAGCAGGGCCCATCCGACCTTCCGGACCTTGTGGCCCCTGTGGTCCAGTGTCGCCCTTCTCGCCCCTGTCTCCGGGTGATCCTTTTTCTGATACTTCGACGAGCACTTGCTCGATAAGGGTTTGTGCGTTGACGCTCACCTCATCAGGCTTGGATTGCACGACCACGTTGATTATGTCAGACATGATCGAACTCCGGTGTTATGGTAGCCGTGCCGTCGATGTAGGTCTTGGACACACCGTTGGCAAAGGTGATCTTGATGGCGTATCCATACACATCCGCCGGCACATCAAACTTTTGCGCGTCTATCCCGATCTGGCCCTTGAGCTGATCGCCAAACGACAGGCCGTGGCCAATGGCTAACGTGGCAACAGGCGGGCAGCCAGGCTTTTTGATCTGCATGATGGCGGATGCGCCGCGCAAATCGATGTACGCACCGTTCACGGTTATGGTGAACATGGCACCATTGTAGGTGTTGTTCCTTCTGGCAGTGAAGTCGCAATGAACGCGTTGGTGGAGCACGGCTACCTTCCTCTTGCCGGAAACTTTATCCGGTTTCTGCGGTTCTGTTGCCTATTGGACGTGAACACCGCACCTACATTATACGGGCAAGCGTGTAAAAGTTCAACATACAAGAACATAGAAAGTTCCTCATGAAAACTGCAAACAGCAGTTGCATATTTATAAGTATCGTGTTAAATTTAACCAACCGCGTAGCGGATGGAAAACAAATCAAGGAGCACATCATGCCCAAGAACAAGATCGAAACCGGAACCGAGGCCGTCTACACCAACCACGGCCAGACCTTCGCCACCAAGAAGGACGCCGACAACTACGGCGTCATCGTCGCCAAGGTCCAGAGCTTCGCCGATGACAACGACCTCGACGAAGATTTCATCGACAGCGCACTGGAAGCCTACCGGGCCGGCGTCTTCGCCCTGCCCAAGGCCACCCGCAAGCCCAAGGGCGACAGCGAGGACTGAGCCGCAACGAACCCGTGAAGCGCCCACCAATACCGGTGGGCGTTTTTATCAGGAGACAAGCATGGATAAACAATACAGGCCGGCACATCGGTTCATCGATCACGAGTACCTGCAAAAGCGCACAAGCCGAACCGTTCGCGCCGGCTACCAAGTTCCGAAGTGGATTTCTTTCTGCTCATGGGCGTTGTCACACGGTCTGCACGTGTTTATTCACGAATCGCGCACGACCGTTTCCAAGTACGTTTATGTTTCCCAAGAACGAAACGGCCCGCAGTTCAAGGTTCGCTTTTCCAACCACAAACCGAGCTTTGCCAAAGAGTCTGCAGAAGACTGTGATTTTTTCGTCGGTGTGACAAACACCGGCGTGCGCACCACCGAGATGGCTGTCAATGCTGTGCTCGCATGGCTGTTTGCCGGGTCGACAGAAGAAAACTACACCGACCCGCGCCACGGAGGGCAGTGATGAAAAATCGCAGCTGTGGCAATTGCGCTTACCTGCTCGTGCCCTCAAGCCGTAACCCGTGCCAGCTGTGCGACGACGAATCAGAATGGCTCCCTTGCGAACTGGAAAAGCTCAAAGCCCAGTGCGACGAGTTAATTGATGCCCTGGGCGATTGCGGGCATGGCGCATTGTACAGCGGCAAGCCAATCCACCCAGACTGCAAATCTTGCCAACTCGTCGCCAAAATACGCAATGAAGTTCCCAAGTAGATTATGCGGATCGGGATATTCGATGTTCGGTGGACGCTCTGCGGCGTAACTGCGTTACACCGACAACGCGCCAAGTTTTTGGCACAGATTACAGGAGTAAAAGATGTGGAACTCAATGCTGAATGAATTGAATGAACTGCACACGAGGCTTGAGCAAAAGCCAGATAGCGAAAAAATGGGCTATGCCTGTTGCCCAGGCGGCATATTGAATGCTTATCGAGAAGCTGACATTACTTTTGCTCAAGCAGTCAAAGCAATCGAAGATTGGGCATTGTCCCAAGGTGCCAAAAACACCGAACAACAGCTTCAAGCGGATAGCCCCGTTGGGCCTACCGCTTAACCAAATGTTCGGTGGACGCCTGCACGGCGTAACCACTTCGTTTATTACGCCGACAGGCGCAGACCTTCGGCGGGGAGGATTTATGGATGGGACTTGCGAATGGACAGAAGAAAAAGAATGGGGCGAATCCATGGGAACATGGGATACTGAATGTGGCAATGCTTTTACCATAATTGACGGGACGCCCCAAGAAAATGGATTTAAGTTCTGTCTATATTGCGGAAAGAGCCTTATCGAATCCGCCGAAGGCACCGAACAAGCTAATCAACCTGACTCGTAGTAACTCGCAGGTTATCAGCACGTTAGATGGATTCTTGCCGCATATCGCTACGCTGGATATGCGGACGGCGAACAGGGGGTAGAGTATGGATGGCATGATAAGAATAGAATCGGGTTATGGTGTTGAATTATATGTCCGCCTTGATCTTGCAAATAAAGTGAAAGCGTGTCCAAGGTGTCTTGGCAATGGAAGGTTTTGGCATCAGACATTTTTAACCAATGGTCAGCTATATCCCTACGTGATATGGGGGAGTGTTTGCCCTGAATGTGGTGGTAATGGAATTAAGCATCTAACAACTGCTTCAACCTGACACCTTCGGTGCAGGTTAAGCAAATGTTCGGCGGACACTCCGCAACGTAACTGCGTCACGTTGACTGCGTGCGAAAGGAAACAAGAATGATTAACTTTTTAAAAGCAAATCCGTTTGAAGTTGATAGCATGGCCTATAAAATAGACGGATATTTTATACCAAATTACACGGGCAATAAAACCAAAGAAGAAGAGTTTGAACGCGCAAAAAAGGAGCTATTGGGCCACCTTCGACGGCAATTGGAAATAGCCGAGCAGATGCCGTTTGATATATTTATTAAACAAAAATCTGTTTCTTTCTCAACAAAACAATATCGGAATGACGCCGAACAAGGCGTTCAAGTGGACGGCAAAGCCGCCACTTAACTTAATGTTAGGTTGACAAACAACCAGATAAGCCAAATGCGCTTATCTGGATAATTTGCAAAGGAGGTTTTTATGACAGTAGGTGATTTGATAAATAAACTCTCGGCGTTTGATGCCAGAACTGAGATTACTATACTTGACGGGTTTAATGGTGGTGGCATACCACGAACCATAAATTTTGGCCCTATTTTGTTCGATCCTCAAGATAAAGAGCGTACTTTCAATGGAGATGAAATGCAGGACTACTCAGACTTAGACACTCCAAGTGGTCAAAAAATTATTGTAATGGGTTACGGCTCTTATTAAGGAAGCCTAACAACTGCTTCAACCTGACTCAACGCAGTAGCGTTTCGCAGGTTAAGCAAATGTTAGCCAGATCGGCGCGCCGCATAACTGCGTCATGCGGACGGTCAACTAAACCGCCCGAAAGGAAGTTTTATGGACGGAAAATGCGAATGGTTGCGCCAGTTTGACGGCCATTTTGCCATTGGTTGCGTTGGCGAAACTGGTGAACGGGCAAATGGTAATTTCAAACGTACAAACGACGGTTTGGACGCAAAATGGGATTTTAAGTTTTGCCCCTACTGCGGTCGGGAAATAAAAGTCGTTTCAACCGGGCGGCGTCGAACAAAGGTTTCAACCTGATTCGCTACGCCCACAGGTTAAACCAATGTTCTACAAGGATAAAATAAGAAGGAGGTAATATGGACCGCAAAACATGGACGTACCGGCCTGGTGTGTTCACAAGTAAGGACAAGACCGCTATTCGGGGCTTGGCCACCGTAGCGCCGAACGCTGCGCAGATATTCCTGACCGGGGAAATAGCCACGGCAAGGCTGTCCGAAGATGACCGGTGGTCGTTGCTTTACGCGAACAACACCGTCGAGCACCCGCTGTTCGAGGAAACCGGGCAGGCGACGATCCGCATGATGCGCTTCGACGCTCGGCAGGTTTGGCCGGTGCTGTTGCAGGGCCAGCTCGTCAAGATGATGGTCCTGGAAGCCCGGCGGTTTGGTATCACCGACATGGCACTCACCAAGTTCTGCTTCTACGAAAGCCTGATCGACGTGGCCGGCCTGACGGACACATACGTCACCTATGACAGCCCGACCCCATCCACGGTCAAGGTGTACTTCAACGCCCTCACCATGTTCGGCAAGCCCATGCTGTGCGGCATCCCTGTATCATGCTTTTTTTCTGCCGACTTCGATCTGAAGGCTGACCGAGTGGCTGCCAGTCGTGATACACTGAAGGCGCGGGACATGGCCAGGGATAGTAGCCACTTTGCGCCGACCAGCTCCGAGGTGAATTTTCTGCTCCGGCTGAGTTAAATCACCACTTGACATTTATCATCCTTCATGCGAGGATACTGGAATGGCAGAAAAAAGACTCGTCGGCAAGATCGACCTCGCCCCCGGTGTTGTTTTCAACGAAGCGCGGCACGAGTACCACCTGAAAGGTCGGCAGCTTTCTGGCGTGACCGGCGTGATCGGCAAGCGGCTTGGGACCAAGATGCCTGAACAGTTCGTCGGCGAAGTGCGGAACGAGGGTCTGCATGTCCACCATGCAATCGAAGACTGGATCGGGTCCGGGCTTACTAAGTGCAATTCCATCCATCCAGGCGTTATGTGGATGACTCAGACCCTGCTTGACCACTGTGTCGGCCCGAAACAGCTATTCGCAGAAGTGCTGGTCAGTGATCTGCAACAGTACGCTTCGGCCGTCGACATCGTAGTACTTACCACCTATGGTAAGCTCGACTTGTTCGACATGAAGCGCAGCTTCAAGCGCACGTCGGTGACGTGGCAGCTGTCGATCTATAAGTATTTCATCGAGAAGTTTACTGACTACGAGGTCGGTAAGCTCTGGTGCGCTGCGTTCCGTGATAAAGAGTACTACCCGGTGTTCGCAAAGAGCGCTGAAGAGGTCGAAGGGCTTCTTTACGGAAAATAATTATCCGGTTTTCGCAGTTTCATTGCCTATAAGGCGAGGAGGTTAGTATGCCCGAACCCAAAATCAAAGAGGTGCATTTCGAGCGCGTGTTCAATCTGGGAAACTACGAGAGCTTCCGCATCGGCTTTACTGCCACGGTAGGCCCGACGGACAACCTGGAAAACGTGCTGACTGCCCTGGATGAGCGCACCGTGCAGGCCCGTAACGAGTTCCTGCGCCCTGTGAAGGCTGGCAAGTGATGAAACTTGAGCAGCAGCCGGCAACGATAGACGGTGTGCGCAGCATCGCGCAGATGTTGGCACGTATCGAGCGTGCCAACAGCGAGAACGTCACCTACGTTCGCAGTGTGCCGAAGGTGCACATGAGCAAGAAGGCTCGCCGGAAGCTCCGCGAGCAGCAGAAGCAAGACACAGCTGCCTGGATCGGCAGCAAGCAAGGAGAGGCCAATGAAAGCCGCTGATGCTACCATGCCGGAACTGGCGATTGTTCCGGTCAAGAACTACGAAGTCGAGGGCAACTTCGATGATGTCAAGAAGTTCCTCGAAGGTGTCCGTGCCAAGTACCGTGATCTGGTCTTCACCGAGGACAACATCGAAACCGCCAAGATCATCAAGGCTGAGCTGGTTTCGCTGCGTACCTCACTGACCAAGATTCAGACCGATGTGAAGAAGCAGCGCTTCAACGACCCGAAGAAAATCTTCGATGCCAAGATGGACGCACTGCTCGCCATCACCGGTGAGGTCGAGGCCGAGATTGACGCAGCACTGTCCCGCGAAGACCAGAAGCGCATCGACGAAATCAACGAGGCGCTGGAAGCCTACAAGGACCATTTCGTCACGGTGTATAGCCTGGAACCGCAGTACGCTGAGCGCGTCGAGTTCAAGAAGTCCTTCTACAATAAGACCGCCATCGAGAAGGAGTCCAAGGCCGACATCGAATCCCAGTGCAAGTCACTGGCCGCCGAGCAGAAGGCCCGCAACGGCTCTATCAAGCTCATCAAGAAGGCACTGGCTGGAACCCCGGAAATCAATGTTGACGAACAAATCAGGAAGCTCGACAACGGCCACGACGTGGCTTCGATCCTCGAATGGATCGAGGGTGAGCAGGAGCGTCTGGCCAGTCTGGCCATGCCGAAGTCTGTGGGTGTTGCTGGTGTGCCGGCGGACAGCCGCGACTACGCCAACGATGGCGAGGAGCAGGAAGAAGACGTGCCCACGCTCACCGGCAAGGTGGTCGACGCGGCCAAGAAGATCGACTTCAGCACCGACTTTCCCGGCAAGACCAAGAGCCTGTCCGTCACCATCACATATCCGGTTGATGCTGGCGATGCGCTCACCGAACTGTTCAAGACGCTCCGTGAGTACGGCATTACCACGAAGGTCAACAAGTAGGAGGCTGAGCATGGCAACACTTGGTTCGCTAATCGGTGCCGTAGTAGTATCGCTTATCTTGGCGTACCCGGTGCTGCATTTCCCGCCTTTGTTCTGGGTCTTTTTTCTGGTCGGCGGGATACCGAGCATGATCATCGGGATGTGCCAAGACGCAAAGCACAGTGCTGCTGTGTACCATGAGGATCGCGCTGACCGCAGGCAGCGTAGTGCCAACGCCGCAACAATGGCCGCAGCGCTGGCCGCTTCGACGATTCAGGAGCACAATGACAACCGCGTCGTCAATATCGATGCGCGTCAAGTGCATTACCACCAAGAAAATAAAGCACGAAACGGCTTTATTGAATAGCCATCAGGAGGAAAACCATGGCAAAAACTGTCAATGCGGGAGTACCCGCCAAGAAGTCCGAGGCTCTGGACGAGCTGAACCAGCTGGCGCTCGCTGGCAAGGCACACGAAGATGTCATCCGCGACCAGACCGGCGGCCAGAACAGCTTCATCAAGCTGATCGGCGATCCCCAGGCCAAGGAGCTGATCGAAGGCAAGCCCGAGTTCATCAAGGGTGCCAAGTACGCCAGCTTCATCATCGGCAACAAGAAGCTGCACCTCGGGCAGAAGTTCGAGGCCACCGTCGTCGGCATGTTCAAGCTGTACGAGGAGTCCGAGGTCAAGAAGGAAGGCTCCAAAGAACTGCCGAAAATCTTCGGCTACTGGATGCCTGAGGACGCCGAGAACATCCCCGTCGAAGGTATCTTTGACCGCCCCTTCAAGGCCAAGGACGGCACCGACCACGTGCTGAAGCCTGTCCACTGGGTCGCCCTGTACATCCACAAGTTCCCGGACTTGGAAGACGCTGTGCTGTCGTTCCGCTCGGTCGGCAACGGTATCTACAACCAGCTGGCCAAGACCATCAAGAACCAGAGCGCCATGGCTCCGCAGCTGCGCTTCATGGTCAAGAGCCAGGCCATCGAAAATAAGAACTGGGAGAAGACCAACCTCTACCCGGCCTTCGAGGTCATCGGCAAAAACTTCGACTTCGCCGACGAGAAGATCAAGCTCATCGACGAGGACGACGGTGGCATGAACGTGGACACCCTCAAGGAAGTTCTCGGTCGGTACGCCCGCCTCAACGACGAGTACGCTGCCAACAAGCTGGTCGCCAAGAAGGCCAACATTTCGGCGCTGGTGGCGGGTACACAGGCCCCGGCCGGGGCGCTCACGGCGAATGCCGGGAAGGGCAAAGCCGGATACCGCGCTGCCGACGATGACGACGAGGCACCGACCAAGTTCTGATCGCTGTGCGGCACCGGGTCTTCAAGGCTCGGTGCCGACTACATTTTACCGGAGGAGTCAAACATGGCGTACTACAAGGTGATTGTGGACGGAAAAGAATACGTGAGCCAGCACCTGTGCCGTGCGGCCAATCGCCTCGGCGACGCCGGCATCATCAGGGCTGTTGCCGAGAATGAGCTGTCGCAGCTGAAGCTGTTCGACAATGTGCTGTTCTCGGTCGAGGATCGGCATCGCAGGCACTACGACAACCTGGCACCGCAGACCGAACTGCAGCAGGTCGACGCTGACATCAAGATGTTGCAGAAGATCGACAAGCCGGTGCCGGAGAAGTCAGTTATAGCCGTCCAGAAGGAATCCGTTGTCGCGCTCTACGAGCGGAGTGGGTTCAGGTTTGTTCGGCTCAGCGACATTACCGATGTGCGCAAGTACCGACTGCAGGTCCGCATGGCCTGCCTGCAGATTTGTGGTAGTATCTACGTGGCACTTGACGCCGTTACCAAAGGAATCGTTGATCCGATAGTTGTCACAATCAAAGAATAAGGCCGGTAAACACCATGAGTGGACCAACAATTGTAGATAAGTTTCGGTCCTTGTTTACCGGCCACACTGAGAGCTTCGTCAAACACACTCCACCTTTTGCCACTGACGACGAAGGCAAAACAAAGGCGAGTTTTGTGGGGCTGGCCCAGTACAAGCTGAACAGCAAGTACCACCCGAAACCACCAAGCGGGTATTCCGAGGACGACTATGTTCCGCTGACGGTCGAGCAGTACCGCGAACACCTGAACGGCGGCAACGGTCTTGCAGTGTCGCCGCTCACTGACGCACCAGACAAGCGAGACGTGTGCTTTTTTTCTGTCATCGACATTGACGTGTACGACGTTAATTTTACTGCGCTGGTGCAGCGCCTATACAAGTATGGGTACAAGTTTGCCGCGTTCATATCAAAGTCTGGCGGGATTCATCTGTACTTCTTCTACCTGAAGCCGGAGGAAGCAGGAAAAGTACGCCACGAGATGGACCGCATAATCGAGCGGTTTGGTTTGAACAAGATATACCAGAAGGGTGGGAAGTCACGTGTCGAAGTTTTTCCGATGCACAGCGCCAGGACGCCGGGGCAGCACGACAAGTGCATTTTCCTGCCGTTCTACAACTCGGCAAATCAGGATGGTGGGTCAAGTCAGAAGATGCTTGGTGCGGATGGTGCCCTCCACTCGATAAGCAAGGCGATACCGATCATTGAAACGATGTTCACATCGGTCGCAGATGTCGCCCGGACCACTGATGCGCTGCCGTACAGCGACGCACCGTTCTGCATTCAGATGTTGATCCTGTCGGGCAGTATGGACGCCAACTCAGGGCGCAACGAGTTCTTGTTCACTGCGGCGACTTACCTGAAGACGAAGTACGGTGACGCGCTGACGATAGAACACATCGAGGAGGTAAACGCGGAGTTTCCTGACCCGCTGGAAGCCAAGGAAACGAATAGTGTGTTCAACTCCATCAAGGTGAAGGACTGGCAGACTGCGGGTCGCTGCAAGAAGGAGCCGGTGGCATCATTCTGCGACAAACAGCTGTGCCGCGACAGGAAGTACGGCGTTGGTCGACAGAAAGGCAACACGGTTTCCAACGTCGAGTTCGGCAAGATTTACAGGATGCTGGCGGAAACGCCATACTACCTGTGGGAAGCCAGGCTTGCAGGTACTGACGAGTACAAGAAGCTTCGCATAGATGGCGCAGAAAATCTGTTGAACCAGAAGACGATCCAGAAGGCGTGCATCGACACACTCGGCCAGCTGTCACTTACCGTCACACAGCCCACCTGGGAGAAGACAGTCAACGACTGCCTTGCCACGTTAGAAGAGCTTGAAGTGCCGAAGGCCACCGACACCACGGAAATGTCGGCGTTGCGCGAACTGTTCCTACGCTACCTCACCCACCGGCAAGCACAGAACAAGCAACCGTACACCGTGAATGTCAAACAGGTCTACAAGAACTGCAGCGCCTACTACTTCAAAACTGACGGCTTCGTCGACTACCTGCGCACCATGAAATTTGTGCTCGGCAGGACAAACCTGCGCGAGCAGCTTCTGTCCTACGGATGTGAGGAAGGTGAGCTTGAGTACACCACGGGGGCAGGGCAGAAGAAAAGCATCAAGTGCTGGAAGAAGCCAGATGATGACGATCTGCGGGCGCTGGACACATTCTACGACGACATCATGGACGCCGATGCGGAAGTGCTGGCGCAGAATAAGCTCAACAAACAAGATCGCGGCAGCCCGGATGCCGATGACACGAGGTTCTAAATGTTGATTGAAGATTTCGGCACTATCACGTGCCCCGTCCACGGCACGAGGATGGAGATTAGCTATGTGAATCCGTCGCGCAAGGTTGCGGGCTACGGCATCAAACAGCTCGGTGTGTACACCGGATCGTGTGGATGCGTTCTGCAGTTTGGCACTGATCCGCAGCTTCTGCGGAGGGGGTGCGACAATGGAAGTTCTTGACTACATCGACATCGCCACTACCGACCCTGATCATGTCGCGCAGGCGGTAGTGAGGTACATCCAAGAGCATGGCGACATGATCAATTCCCTGGATGTGAAGGTGCGCGTGTCGATATGCAGGTCGCCCCAGACGATACGGGCGAGCAAGTCTGACAGGCAAAGCACACTGCAGCAGCTTATTTCTGCTTCCGGCATTTCCGTGTGGCACGCCGGCTTGTATAGGTTCGACTTCACCAAGGGTCAGTACCTTGCTGGCAGTCAGGAGCTGTATGTGACAGCCGGCGAGGCTGTGGCAATGTATCAGAAGCTGGTGCGCAAGCAGCACAGTATCACCTGGGCTGCGTTCTTCTCAAACCTGAAACGTAAACACGGGAACGATTTTCTGAAGGATTTCGTGTAAGGAAACAAAATGAAAGCCTACGACGTAGAGTTTGCCACGGACGACGTGCTGGTACATCTGGCAGCTGCCGGGGCAGGAAAAACACACGCCATGATGGAGGAGGTGGTCGAGCTTCTGAAGGTTTACCGGCCGGACGAGATTGCCTTCGTTACCTTCACCCGAAAAGGCGTCATGAACGGCATCGACCGCGCCATCAAGGCAAACCCGCAGCTGTCACCCGACGACCTGCCGTACTTCCAGACATTGCACCGCCTGGCATTCCACGAATCCGGACTGAAGCACAAGAACATCATCGAGCGCTCGGACATCGCCCGTTTCAACAAGATGCTCGGATTTCATCTGAACCTGGCGTCCACCTTCGACAATCAGACCGACGACGACAAGATGTTGCAGCGGTACGACGCGATCCGCTCTGGCGGTGACAAGGGTGTGTTCGTACACAGCATGTACGACGAGGAGCACTATGATCGGCTCATCTCGGCCTACGAGAACTTCAAGAAGCAGAATGACCTTGTGGACTTCTATGACTGCCTGCTCAGATTCAAGGAGCGCGGCAAGCCAATAGGCGTGAAGGTGTTCATGATCGATGAAGCGCAGGACTTGACACACACCCACTGGGAAGTTGTCGAGATTGCGTCACGCAACGCCGAGAAGGTTCGCATAGCTGGCGATGATTTCCAGAGTCTTTTCTCGTACTCGGGTGCATCACCGGAGACACTGATCCACCTTGCGGAAAAATACCCGACAGTCAAACATGAGAAGTCGCACCGTCTTCCGATGGCAGTATACAAGTTTGCCCGTGGTGTGACGAAGCTCATCCAGCACAAGGTCGACAAAGACTACGCGCCGATCAAGGATGTGGAAGGCTTTGTGAAAACAATTTCCGACCGCAACATCCTCGCCCGCATAGTGCGCAAGGACTTTGAGGACAATGGTTACGCGCCGAGCCGGTGGTACTTCCTGTTCCGTGCCAACCACTTCATCGCCGATATGGCCACGACGCTTGAATCGTTCAGTGTTCCGTACCACACATCAAAAGGCTTCGTGATACCGGAACGCGACATTGCCAAGATCAAGCGATTCTATATGTACCGCAAGGCAGGCTACGGCACACGTGACGCACGCGAGCACTTCATGAAGGAATACAATATCAAGAGCTTTGATGAAGATTTCGTCGAAAGCGACTTGATCCCATCGACCGCCAGATACGTGTACTTCGACTACGTGAATAAGTACGGTATCGAGGAAATCGAGCGCATGTCGAAGGCAGAACCGTTTGTGCTGCTGGCGACAACATACAAAGTCAAGGGTGGTGAGTGTGACTACTGCGCAGTGTTCATGGACTCGACGAAGCTCGTCAGCGAGAATACCATGCTCGACCTGGACAGCGAGCTGCGTGTTTTGTACGTCGCCTGTACCCGCCCAAAGATCGGGCTGTATCTGATACCAAGCGAGAGCCGCTACGGCATGGACAATGTGGTAGAACTCGTGCGCGACATGATGGAGGAGTAGATGAGCATATTGCAGGTGATAAGGCTACGTGCCAGGGCGGCCAAGCTACGGGCCGATGCTGACATGCTTGCCGAGAAGGCAGCCGACATCGAGTTCAACGACACACTTCGAGCGCTCGGCTGGAAAATCGGTGATGACCTGGAACGTGACAGTCCGATGTGGGTGTTCGGGAAGTTCAAGCCCGTGCACGAGCGCGTCCGGCTCGAAGGGCGTAAGGGCCACACCGGCAGCTTTCTTGCAAGACCATACAATTGCGACGGTAAGCTGGTGGCAACGGTAATACGGATATGGCCGAGCGACGGCTGGAAGAAGGTGAAGAAATGAAGTACTTCGGCCTCGACTGTGAAACCGACGACCCGCTCCTGACTGACCAAGGCCCGTCCTGGGTGTTCAAGCAGGGCGAAGTACTCGTCACCGGCCTGTACGACGCGCAGAAACAGAAGAAAAAAGCTGTAGACGGGGCGGGCGCCCACCGCATTCGAGATATGTTTTTTTCTGCCAACACGACGCTCATCGGCGCGAACATCGGCTACGATGCCGGTTGGTTGTGTCACGCCCACGGCATTAAGGCGCGGGAAATCAGGTGTGGGCTGATTGACGTGACCATCGCCGAAAGCCTGATCGACGAGTACCAGCCGTTCAGCCTGGACGCGCTGGCCCAGAAGTACCTGCGCGAGCGCAAGGGGCACGAGAAGCTTGCTGACATCGCGGCCGCCTACGGCTGGAAAGGCGATTTCCGCCAGCACTTGAAGAAGCTGTGGTACGGTGAAACGCCGACCGGACTCTCGTACCGTGCCGAGATACGTGAGTACGTCATTTCGGACGCGGACCAACCTGTCCGCATCTGGGAGAAGCAGAAGCTGATCCTTGAGGAGCAAGGCTTGATGCCGGCCTTCGAGATGAACATGAAGATGGTGCGTATCACCCTCGGCATGAAGCAACACGGCGTCCGCATCGACTATGAGAAGTGGCTTGAAAACTGCGCCATCGCAAACAAAGCGTACACCAAGCTGCACGACGAGTTTGTGGCCAAGTACGGCGAGTGCAACATCAACTCACCGAAGCAGGTGGCAGCACTGTTTGACACGCACGGCGTACCGTACAAGTGCAAGATCGTGTTCAAGGGTTGGGCACCGAACGGCCGCAAGTTCACCAAGGCAGACTGGTTCGTTGGCGACGATGTGTGGGACCAGCGCAAGCGCCTGAAGGAGAGCTTCCCCAATGTCCGTGTGGCCAAGGGAAAGATCGTGCTCATGGTTCCGAAGCAGTACGCCGAGCGAACAGCCGTGCAGGCCGCCAGCATGGGCTACCAGATCACATGCAACCCCTCCGTCGGCAAGTTCTGTTTTGCCGCTACCAAGGCGACCCATCAGGTTGTGGCAGACATCGTGGAATACAAACAGGTGCTGAACATCATCACCAAGTTCCTCGGGCCGAACCTGGAACGCTTCATGGCTATCGATAAGAACGGCGACCGTAGAATACACGGCAACTTCGACCCTGTGGGTGCTCGCCAGACATCACGCCTCAGCGCGTCAAAACCGAACCTGCAGAACATACCGTCGAAGACCGTGCTGTTCGCCGGAACGGATCACGCCATGGACCTTGCGCACATGTGCCGTGAAGTGTTCCTGCCGGATCGCGGTCAGATGTTTGTGAAGCTCGACTTCTCCGGCCAAGAGAACGTCCTGCAGGCGCATTTTGCCGTGGGCAAGGCTGGCGAGCGCATCCGCCAGATGTACCGCGACAACCCGCGCCTGGACGAGCACCAGTTCGTTGCTGACGCCTCTGGCCTGCAGGAGCAGCACGGCAAGAAGGTCGGCCGCAAGTACGCCAAGAACGTCCGCTTCGGTCTTTCCTATGGTATGCAGATCGTGACGATGTGTGAGCAGTTCGGATGGGATACCGAGTTCGCCGAGGCGCTGATCATTGCGGTCAAGGACGCTGCCCCGTGGGTGCCGGAAACCATGGAGGCGATCCAGGACATGCTACTCGGCAAGGGGAGGTTCCAAGGCAGGGCCAGGCGGTACATTAAAACCATTGCCGGCAGGCGCATCCATTTGCGCGACGGCATGGACCGTGACGCCTACAAGTTCTACAACTACCTGATTCAAGGCTCGGCTGCTGACATGATGAAGCACGCCTTGATAAAATTCGACGAGTCCCCGGCGGCCGAGGTCATTACCCTGTTGCTGACCGTGCATGACGAAGGCGGTTTCAGCGTCCCGATCACCCCTGAAGGCATCGCGCTCGTCTTGGCGCTGCAGTCTTTCTTCTGCTCTGCGGTCAAGCTTGACATCCCAATCAATGCCGACCCGGAGGCCGGCCCGAACTGGGCAGACGCCGACGGCCAGACCAAGGACACGGAAACAGGGCTGTTCAACGAAACTGTCGAGGCCATGCTTGAACGGATCAGCCAGAAACTTTTGTCGGGCAAGGTGGAAATAGTTGACAAGACCGATGTTCCATGCGAAGATGCTGAAGACGATGACATCGACTTCGACGCCTTGGGTGAAGAAGACGAGGAAGAATTGGAGGAAGAATGAGTGACCCAGTGAACCATCCCCGGCATTACAGCGATGGTCCGTGCTGCGACCATTGCGGCAAGCCTGTCGAGTGCATCGTGGTGGTGCGGCGGATGAACTTCAACATTGGCAACGCCATCAAGTACCTGTGGCGGGCAGGAAAAAAAGACCCGGACAGGCACATCGAAGACCTGCGGAAAGCCGGGTGGTACATCGAAGATGAAATCAAGCGGTTGCAGTCCGCGCAGGGAGGTCAGGCATGAAGGTCATCGAGCAGGTATACCAGATTGAGTGGTTCACACCAGACCCGTTGCGCACCATCGAGCGCGTCGGTCGGGTCTGCTACAAGTCCGAGGACAAGATCACCGAAGATTCAGCCGGCGAGTTTGTGCGAATGTTGGTCAGGCGCGGTCATACCGCCATGATCGAGCACGCCAGCTTGAGCGTCCGCTTCATCACGGACCGTGGTATTTCGCATGAGCTGGTGCGCCACCGCCTGGCCAGCTTCGCGCAGGAGAGTACCCGCTACGTGGGCTACGGTGACGCCAATGGTGGTGTCACCTACATCCGGCCGTACTGGGTGTCCCAGGAACAACTGGACGACCTGGAGAAGGCGATGCGATCCGACCGCGCCCTGCCGGCCTCCCCGGCTTACGCCTGGTGGATCGCCTGCTCCCAGGCGGAGACTTCCTACAAAAACCTGCTCCGCCTCGGCTCTACGCCCCAAGAGGCTCGCCAGGCGCTGAACAACAGCACCAAGACCGAGATCGTCATCACGGCCAATTTCCGCGAGTGGATGACCATCTTCCGTCTCCGTGATGACAAGTCTGCCCACCCCCAAATGCAGGCCCTGATGAAGCCGCTTCATACCGAGTGCGCCACGATGTGGCCGGAAGTCTTTGGCCCCGTCGGGTACATGGAGTAACCTATGCCAATAATGAAATACCGCGAAATCAAGATCAGGATGGCCGGCATGGCGCTGGTCAAGCAGATCAACTCCATCATCGATGAGTATGACAAGGCCGGGTACTCGTTGACACTGCGCCAGGTGTACTACCAGCTTGTCGCTCGCGGCGTGATCCCCAACAACGAGCGGAGCTACAAGAACATTGGCGAGCTGATTTCTAACGCTCGCTTGGCTGGCCTCATCGACTGGTACGCCATCGAAGACCGCACCCGGTACATCCGCCGCCGTAGCGTCTGGGAAACCCCCGGCGACATCATCGCAGCATCGGCCAGCCAGTACCACATTGACCTGTGGGCAGACCAGCCGAGCTACGTGGAGGTCTGGTGCTTCCTGCCGGGAACGCCAGTAACTACGGACAAAGGCATCATTCCTATTGAAAATGTTGGAATTGACGACAACGTGCTGACCTCAAACGGAACGTTCAGCGCTGTGTCTGCACCGAAGGCACACAGGCATGAGGGCATGGTCTACACCATCAAGGGCGCTGGCCTTGAGCCGGTCACTGTGACTGGAAATCATCGGTTCATGGTGTATGTGGCCGGCCCCGGTAAAGGTGCAAAAAGAAAATACTCTGAGGAGCCTGTATGGGTGCGGGCCGATGAAATCGGGAAGTTTGACCTGCTGATCGTACCCCGCGCAGTCAGCTCCGCAATTGACACGGTAATACCGGCGATGCCGGAAACATCGAGGTCAAAACGGCCGGCTACCATCGATGTAGGTATAGACTTCTACCGCGTTATCGGCTTATTCCTCGCAGAAGGTTGTGTGCGTGGCGATGGTAGAACTGCGCAATTCACTATAGGAGACAAGTCGAGCGAGCTTGTTGAACTGATAACCGCATGGGCGCAGCGCAGCGGTATCAGCACCAGCACTGCCGCCGGCAGAGGATGTACACAGGTTTACCTATACAACGCCTCACTTGCTCGATGGTTGGCAAAATGGTTCGGCAACGGTGCTTTTAATAAATACTTACCGACCTGGATAATCCAGGGAAGACGAGAACACATAGCTGAAGTAGTTAAATACTACATTCTTGGCGATGGGTGCCTTAATGATGAAACAAGAAATGCTATAACTGTATCATCAAGAAGCCGTAATCTGTTGCGTGTTGTGCATAAAATACTACTCGACTTGGGCTACGCAGCAGCTATCTACTCGGTCGAAGATCATGGCAAGCCAACCTACCGTGTGTCGGTATCTGGTAAAAGTGCCATAGAGCTTGCTTACGACTTTGGTTTTTCTTCTGCTGCTGTAGCTGATGCAGGCGTAGCTTTTAACCATATGCGGGTCGAGAAAGACCGCATTCTTGTGCCAGTCAGAGAGGTCGTACCGTCCATCTATAAAGGCATGGTCTACAACTTCGAGGTAGAAGAAACACATGACTACTGCGTACCATTTGTCACACACAACTGCGAGAAGGACGCTTTGATTGGTGTCGTAGAGCAGGTAGCACGACGGCACGACGTGCCCTGCTTTTCCTGCCGTGGCTACACCAGCCAGACCGAGATGTGGAACGCTGCCCAACGGCTGATCGACAAGTCGAACGGCTGCAGCCGGCCAGTCACCGTCATCCATCTGGGCGACCACGACCCGTCCGGCATCGACATGACCCGTGACATCGAGGAACGGCTTGTCGAGTTCAGCCACGGGGAGCTTGGCCTCACCATCGACCGGATCGCCTTGAACATGGATCAGATCGAGGAGTACAGCCCGCCGCCCAATCCGGCCAAGATCACCGACAGCCGAGCCGACGCATACATCAAGATGTTCGGCGGTGCGTCTTGGGAGCTGGACGCCCTGAACCCGAAAATCCTTGACAGCCTGATCGACGGCAAGATCGCTCAGATCGTTGACCAAGACCTGATGGGTAAGGCCATTGAACGGGAGGCAGAAGAAAAAGCCACTCTTCGGCACGCGGAGGAGTTCGTGCGCAAGCCGCACCTTTGGCAGCGCGTACCGGTTGTCGTCAACGACTACTCCAAGCAGCTCGGTCTGTTCGATGACACCCAGCGGGGCAAGGTATGATTGCCGTGGTCAGCGGCTTAGTTGACGGGCCTTTTATCGGGGAAACTCCATACAAGGCCGCAGTCATCAAACAGCTCTCTTTTCTGCAACATTCCTACGACTGGTTTTGCATTGAAACTGACCAGACAGAACCTGGCTTCCCGGATACCATCCGCGTATCGCAGGTAGCGCCGGTACTGTTCGTGGAGTTCAAGTGTTCTGATGCTGACGGCAGGATTGATTTCAAGAAGTCACAGCCGCTGTTCTATCGCAAGCATCTGCGTTACCAGATACTGATATTGGCATGGGACAAGCGGTTCAATAGAACCGTGCTGTACACCGCAGACGAAATCGTGTCTATGAAGACAAGATCAATCGTGCTACCGACAAAGTTCGAGCATTCGGTGGAGGCATCGTGCATATGAGTAAGCGTTACCACGAGCTGTGGCCAGACCAGGCAGCAGCCAAGAAGGCTGTTCGTTATGCTGTGCGTCACGGCCGCATCACGAAGCCGGAATGGTGTCACTGTTGCGACACTGCGCATGATAGGCAACACATGGAAGCGCACCATTGGTCGTATAAGCCGGAGAACTGGCTGGATGTCATCTGGCTGTGCCGAAAATGCCACAAGGCCGTACACAAACAGCTTGGTAAGGACTGGCAGGAACCGTGCGAAAAACCGGTGTATATGAACAAGGATATGAAATGAAGTATCTGATAGTGCCGACACAACATTTTTCCGGGTCGCTGAAGGGCAAGAAGTTTGCGGAGTTCGATGATCTTCCTTCAACCGTGAAGTGGTTCATTTCCTTCTTCAAGAAGCGCGTATTTGCCGTGCTTGACGAGTCCAGCTGGATCAAGAGCACCCAGGCAATGGCCGAGGACAAGAAGAGTCAGCGCACCCGGCTGGTGAAGCTGTTGACAGGCTACACTGCGTCACGTGCCATCCTCACCGGTACGCTGAAGTCAAAGTCGCCGATGAACGTTATCGACCAATATCAGTTCTTGTCGAAGTCATTCTTCCAGGAAAGCATGTACGAGTTCGCCGAGAATTACTGCATCATGATGAGCCTGCGAACTGCACGCGGCAGACGTGTCATAGTCAGTCAACAGGAGTACGCGAAAATTCGTAAGCGTATGGTGAACGCCTACAAGTTCGGTGGTGAGTTACAACTTGGCGCGGCCATGTGCCGCATAACCAACGAGTACGGCATAAACTACGAGAAGTTGGAGCACATTATGGCCCACCGCAAGTACTCGCCGTTCCTGCACCAGGCCGAGTTGATGCACAGGGTCGAGGACTGCACCATGACCGTCGAGCGTAAGGATGTGTTCGACATTAGCTACGACAAGTACATATACGAACCAATCAAGCGTCCGGTGACAATATCAAAGAGTGCGAAGAAGATAGCCAACGAACTGATCGATCTTGGATTTACGGATCAACTCGTACTCGGCAAGGCCCCAGCGCTCGAACTTGTGATACGGCTACAGGACATCTGCAACGGATTCGAGCCTACAAAGGAAGACGAGGACAGTAAGGTAGTATACAGGCCGCTTGCCGACAACCCGAAACTCGATGAGCTTGAGGAGCTTCTTGATGAAATCGATACTGAGAACAACCAAGTTGTTGTTTGGTGTTCACGCACGAACGCGTTTGACTCCATCAGCGCCAGGCTTGATTCCATGGGAATTGCGCATGTTCGATATTCGGGATCAGAAAGCAAGGAACAGAAGAAGGAAGCAGAAGAAAAGTTCCAAAGCGGTGAAGCCCGAGTATTCCTGGCAAATCAAGCATCAGCTGCCTTTGGTCTGAACTGTTTGAAGAACTGTAGCTACGTGATCGAGTACTGCAACGACGCGTCTGTGGAGCGGCACCACCAGGCGCAGCACCGCGTACTGCGTGGCCAGAGCAAAACGCCGAAGTTTGCGTACCAGATTTACGTGAAGGGATCGGTCGAGGAGCGCGTCATCGGGGCGTTGAACGTTGGACAGGAACTTCTATCATCGACCAATCGCAAAAACCTGTTCGTATTCTCGTGAGGTATTTATGAAGCATCTCCGCTCGTACCAGATGGAGGCGTTTAACCGCTTCAAGGACAAGGCTTTTTTCTGCGTCAATTTCGCCTGCGGCCTTGGCAAGACTCTTGTTGCCAGCGTAATATCCCGACACAAGCAGATGCCGACTATAATCATCGCACCGAACGCGCTCTGCGAGCAGTGGCGCGATGAACTGATCGAGCTTGGCGTCGATCCTACGGACATCTTCATCGCGTCGACGCCGGAGGAGAATCGCGACAAGGACGCCTACGCCGCAAAATTCGCGCAGTGGATCAAGGGGTGAGTCGATGGCAGTAGAGGTAAAGCGCTACAAGAATACCGGTCTGGACTACATCCAAGGCAAAGAGCGCGTGCTCTTCCGGCGCGGTGGGGTCATCGCCCTGGTGTCCGACTTCATGGACTGGGACTCCCGCAACACAGTCATGGCGAACGTCCTCGGCCTGGCAAACCGGCCGGAGTGCTCGGGCTACGACTTTGACCACGCGGCCAACACCGGGCAACTCCGACGGAAGCCGCACAACGAGCCGACTACCGCAGCCGCCGTTGAACCCGATCCTGTGCCGATCATGGAGGAAGCGCCCCAGGACGAGCCCACCCCCGAGCCTGCCCAAGAAGCCGCGCCCGAACCGGAAGCCGCGCCCGAGCACTTTCCGCTCCTGGTGATCCCGCAGCCTGCCAAGCCGCAGGACGAGGCCCAGCCTGAGCCTGAAGTCGTGGGCGCTGCCCACGGACAGTCGAGGCCGAGGCAGCCGAAGCCGACCAAGCAGAAGAAAGACCACATTGCCCACCGGGTCCACAGCTCCCCGCTCCTGTTGCTCGGCGTCATCGTCATAGTTGGCCTTGGCTCGCTGGTCATGTCGGCCTACCACATCATCACCTACATGCACGACGGTGGGCGTGCACAGGAAATCGCCATCACGACCGGCGTAGTCATGACACTTTTTTCTGCCATCGCCTTCACAGCGGCCAGGTACTTCTTCAACACAAGGAAGATTTCCGGTGCCTTCATCGGCGCGGCGTTCGTCGCCTTTGGCGTTATCGTCATCTTCTTCGCCATGTTCTCGACCATCAAGGTCAACTACGACCAGTTCAAGGCCGGCGATGAGAAGAAGATCGAGGCCGCCGTCGCCAAGTCTTCCAAGGTGCAGGATGCAAGCGACCGCGCATCATTTGTGACCGGTGAACTGAAGCGGCTTGACAGCGCGATAGTCAGGGCGCAGAATGATGTTGACGGTTGGACGCGGAAGTGGAATGCTGAAAATGCCAAGGGTGATATGTCCGACGGCGATTTGAAGTGGCAGTACTGGGCGAAAGTACAAGCGTCGACCAAGGCGTTGGCCGCACTGCAACAGGAGCGTGCACCGTATGCCGCCGAGAAGCTGAACAAGAGGAACGACGTGTCTACGGTCGAGGAGGCGGTGAAGCAAGAGGCTGTGGACGCCACCGTGTTTGGCATGTTCGCAAAGCTGTTCGGCATAGATGAAAGCACGTTGAAGTTCATCGTATATATCATACCTGCTGTGTTCTACGACCTGATGTGCCCGTTCGCCCTTACTGTGAGTTTCATGCTGCTTGAACGACGCGAGGACGAGATAGACCAGGAGGAGGCGGAATGAGATTGATGATGGCAATAGTGCTGCCAATGCTGCTCGTACTCACCATCGCCGGATTCCAGATGATCGCCGATCAGGGGGACAGGCTGCTACGCGAGCACGCGCACCCGAGCTTTGTACAGTGGGGTGACGGCGACGTGTGGGTGCTATCAGATATGGTGAAGAATGCAAAAGTCACTATATATAAAAAGGAGAATGTAGATGAGTAAAATCAGAGCAGTACTTGCGGTCGCGGTGATGTGGGCCGGATTCGGATTGCTGGCAGTCCTCGTGGTGTCAGCCATGGCATTCCTGGCCACGCTCATCGTCATGATGAGCATCGTTACCGTATCGGTCGTGTTTGACCTGGCCCCGACGTTCTATAAAGAAATAGCGGCCATGACCGGTATTGTCGCCTTGGCGTTTTCAGTCTTGGCCGCTATTTCAGTTGGCCGAAGCCAGGCACAGCGGATCAGATGGCAGCGAACGTCGCAACAAACTGAACCGTCTGACCAGCAATCGCCGGAGCCTCAACCGGCAGCTTCACGGTCAGTTCGGAAGAAAGCTTCACGCCACCGAGATACCAGCCAACAAAGTTGAAGCCGGCAGCGGGGATGGCCTGGAAGATCACTTCCTCGCCATCGTTGACGGTGAAGTCGTTCGGGGTGCCCGAACAACCGGCCAGAGCAGCAGGGCTGGGCGTCACGGCCACCGTGAAGTGAACGGGCAGGGCAGGATCGGCGGACACGCTTTCCACGTTGGGGCGCACCCGAGTGATCTGGCCGATGGGGGTTGCCGGCGTTTCATAGGTCTTGCAGACCAGCGCCATGTCGGCCGCCACAACGGTCCTGACGGACTCGTCCACGAACAGGACGCGGTACTCGTTCTTCATGACTACAGACATTGTAATCCTCCATTACACAGGTATTATTTTCAACTTGCGCAGTAACTGCACAATCTTGAACACCATGAAAACTATGATAGCACCTACTGCGGCAATTGCCAACATCCGCCAGAATGAAGCAGCTTTTTCCGCCTCAAGGACTTTTTCCCGCTGCCTTACCACCTCGGATGATAGCGAGCTGATCTGGGCTGACTTCTCTGCCTCGTACATGTTGAAGTACGCCCTCAATTCCTGAGTCGTCGCCCGTTCCGCTGCCAAGGCTTTGTTCAAGTTGGTCGACTCTGCTTGCAGCGCTGTCGACTTGGCCTTTGACGTTTCCAGCTGTTTCACCAGCGTCTGAGATGTCGCCTGCAAGTTCTGTAGCTCCACTTTCAACACGCTGACCTGAGATAGCCACGTCTGTTTGCTGGTTTCCCAGCTTTGCTTCTCCTTCTCGATAGTCTGTAGCTCGCTTTCCGTTATCAGGAAGTACCGTTGGTCCTGTGCTTGCACAAGACCACAGCAGAGCAACAACGAGAGCAGAAAAAAAGGTTTCACGCACATCACTACTCCTGAAGCACGATTGTCCAGTCGACGGCGAGGATGTCTTCCTGACTGGCCAGCCATGGTATCAGCTGGCCACTGGCGTTTTTCATGACCATGAACGGCGCGGTGCGCAGATTCCCGACGCCCTCAATGCTCAGGGTCCATCCGGTGGCCGGCACGTACTGTAGCCACATGCCCTTGCCGTTCCAGCCGAAACGTGCAACCCGCCGGCCGTCCATGGCGTGCATTACCGCCTGTCCGAAGTTCATCATATTACTCCTTAACCTGCGGTGCTGATTTCCGCTTGATCCAGTCGCCCAAGTATTTGATGGGCCGCAGGGTGAAGTAATAGGCAAACGTCACCCAGCCGCAGTAGACAATCGCCGACTCGGTGGCCTTGGCAAACAGCTGCAGCGTGCCGGAATACTTCGGGCTGTCCGATATGAAGCTGACCACGCCGGCCAGTGTGCCGATAAGCAACGGGATGAGCCACACACCTTTCTTATTGCTGCCGGTACGCTTGATGTTCTTGGTGATGCCTTCAACTACACCGACGCCGGACAGAATGAGCACCCACTTCAGCGATGCTATCTGCGTCATGATGGTGTTGGCCTGCGCTACTGCGCTATTGTACAAATCGTCCATTATTGTCTCCTATGCTGAGTTCGTGAGTTTTACCGCGTACTGGAAGTACTGCTTGCCTGACGGTGACACCACCGTATCGTAGGTAACGGTAACGCCAGGCCCCTCCTGCTGTATCTCGCCCTGAATCTGTAGCTGCACAACCGGGATACTGACCTCCCCAAGCACAGCCTCTGCCCACTGGACACCGGAGTAGATGTCGAGCGGGTCAGCCCCGCGTTGTTTGACTGTTCCGAACATTGCACGGTCCAGCAGTTCCTCGCGGTCGTCATCAAGCATTTCCACGTCCATGATCAGGTTCGGGTCGGTGGGGCTGTAGACCGGGTACAGGTCGAATACGTTGCTGGTAAGAACTTCGACCGCGCCGCTTGGTTGCAGCCTGGTTTCTTTTCTGCTCACCCTCAAATCCACTTGCGAACCCTCCTTGCGAACGACTCAAGAAGCTCGCGCACCGAGATGGCCACCACGTGCATTTTACCGAACGGCTTGAATATACTCATCAGAAATCCTTCATCGGTATCTCGCCGTGATCCTCGATGTGGTCTACAGCACTGACAACCTGCTCCTGGGTGCGTAGCTTAATGGCTTTTCGCTCGTCTGACAAGTCGCGGTACTTGTCCATCAGCCACATAAACCCGTCGATACCCCTGTCGTCATTGTGCTCAAGGCCCTTCATGAAGTCCTCGAAGGTATAATCCGGGTGTCGCCAATCCTTGGCAAGCAACGTGAACACCTGGCGTTTCACGTAGTCGTAGTTCGCCAACATGGTTTTGCGGTAGACATCCGCAGACATTTCGCGCATATGATTACGGTCGAAAATACCGAGCAGCAGTCTTGGCAACACGACCTGCACTTTGCCGTCGCAGATGGTGTTGAAGTGCCAGTCGCCGCCCATGGGAATAGGGTGCCCGGTCTTGACCTGGTAGATGCGGTGATTCATTTCCGTGATCTGCGCGATGAAGTCGGCGACGTGCTGGCGGGTATACTCGCGTGCGTCTTCTTTCACGCGGTCAAGCTCGGCCTGTTCGTTCTCCATGAGGTCATGCACGTAGACAAACGCTTCCTTCATCATACGCTTCAACATATCACGCAACTCGGCTTTTTCAGCCTCGTGCTTGACTTTCTCAGCTGCGAGCCGAGCTTCGATCTCATCCTCGCACACCGCTGGTGCCGCTGTAGGCGCTGCACCAGAGAACTCTACCTCGACTGGACCGGCACGCACACGTCGCCAAGGCAGCTTGATACCGGCAACACGCATGAGGAACGCCCCAAGGACGAGGATGATGAACATAGCCGCCACCCAGATGCCGACAGCGGCAATGGGATGTGCGTCAAGGTACTGGATGATACTCATGTCAGGCTGCTGTTTCTGCGCAAGGAACAGTGGTGATGTCAGTGCTGTCGTGAGCGCCGGCTGGGCCATGAAAGTCTCCTCAGAGTTGAAATGCGACGAAGGGTCGATACGCGGCTGCCTGATGCCGGTCGTACAAGCTCTTAATGCTTTTTTCTCCTGCCCACGGATGAGCTATTGCCTTTCCGACGTGGAACCAAGGCAGAAAAGAAAACCGGTGGAGGTCAAACCAGATCACCGGCCTGAGCCACTGGCCTTTGGCAAGTTTGAACGGCAGGGCGAGGAAGGCCGGTATGGCCGGCGGAACCTGTGTTACCACATCGCCGATTATTTCATGCCGGACCACGGGCAGCTTCCTGGCGGCCATCCACCACCGGAGGCCGCCCACCCGTGGGCACCCGCAGACCTCAACGGCGGTCGCCCTGCCGAGCGCATGGCAGGCAGCGCCGACCAGTAGCGCGATTGCCCCGCCCAAGCTGTGGCCGGTGATGAGCAGGGGCGATGACCCACGAATGACTGGTAGCAGGAACTCCATGGCTGAATCGGCCTGTTCAGCGAAACCGGCGTGTACCCCGTGAAAATGACACCACGCGGTCCTGCGGATGTTCAGGTCCGAGTCCACATCGTACTCATCAGCCGTGCCGTAGAAGTGGATGTGGAGGCCACTACCTGGCAACGGCTCGTAGTATCCCTGGCACCTACCAGTCGAGAAGTGCGTCATGTCACACCCCCAGCAGTGCGAGCGCGTCGACCGCACCATTGTAGGCGTCGGTGATCTGCGCAAGAGTCCTGGCCGACTCGCCGATGTACGCGCCCTCGCGGCGCATGAAATCCTTAGCATCCCAAATCGGTGGATAACAGGATTCGACAAAGGCTCCGAAAGCAACAGCAAAGTCCTGGAAATCAGCCACCGGCAGGTTGATGTACAAGTTCTCTCTGGTTTTCCATTTGATGGAAGTCGTTCGGCCCATCAGTATTTGCAGCGCAAATCCCTTCACATTGTCTTGCCCCATCTGGCAGGCTTGGATGACATAGTTCTTGTTCTTGTATTTGTACCGGAAACCGGCTTCAAGTCGCGGGAACAGAAGCGCGTCCACCTTATCACACATACGTTCGATGTACGCTGCTGGGTCGCGGTCGAAGTCTGCCTGTTCGCGTTCCTCGTCGGTGGTCGGCTCCGGTGACGGAGCGCATCGGTCAGGATGGGCTGCCACGTAATCTTCGACGGCGGCAAACTGTTCGGGGTCATGACCGGCTGTTGCATGGTAAACCTTTTCGCCATGCTCGGGATGATCGATGAGATAAGTCCCATCCTTGCGCTTGTAAACGGTGCCTTGAACATTGAACATCATGCTACCCTCTTGTAAATCACTATCGCAGTGGTTGTTCCGCTCAAGTTGATTTGCGTTCCACCGCCAGCATAAACACTGCAATATGGTACGCCATTCAATGCGAGAACAGTGACTGCAAACGCCCCACCAGCCGGCAGGTTGATATACATCGTGGCCTGACAAACCTGAACCGCTGTGACATTGAGATAAATGTCGGCAAGCGTCACCGTCGTACCCGATCCGTAAAGACCGGGCGAACTGAGGGTGGCGATATTATATGCCAAGTTGTTCGTCATTATCCGTTGCCATGACCCAAGCACGCCATTGATATACGAGCGGAAATACAGGTTGGTGTCTGAGCCGGGTAAGTCAGTACAGAAGCAGATGCCTGTGCCCGACGATGTATTCCCGCCCATGCGGAAAAACGCGATGTGCCACAGTCTTGTTGACCGGGCAGCGCCTTCTGGCGTATACAGGGTTCCGGTGGCAAAATAGGCCGCACCGCTTGCTCCGCTGTTCATAAGTACGGCGAGTGCGTTGTTGCCGTCCACGTCCACCCCACCAAGCACACTTTCACCATCGTAGATTTGCAGGCGGTGCCTGCCATCGAGGGTGTCAGCGTTCGCTGCGTTGGTTGCGTTGGTTGCGTTGGTTGCACTTCCGGCACTGGTAGCGTACCCTGCTTGGAGACTTGCGTTCATCGCCCCATTACTGATGGGTATTTGACCAGCGCCGTTCCCGGCATCGTACCCGTCAAGCTGATCAGCACTTTTCCCGGTAAGCGTTGCCGGAATCTGGGCCAATGGAACGGTGCCTGCGTTCAGGTTTCCGGCATTCAGGTAATACGCCCCATGCTGCCCGTCAAGCAGGTCGGCGTCCAGGCCGGAACCGGCACCGTCAACGGTCAGAATCTTGGCGAGCAGGGCAGCAGCCGTCACCAGCGCGTCGGTGTATGCCTTGGTGGTAAGATCATCAGTAGCGGCAGGAGTCGCAGCCTTCAAAGTGCCGTCGGCACCGCGAGCTGCCACGGTGTTGGCGGTGGCAGCAGCCGTCGAACCAAGTCCGTTCAGCAGCCCGGCGTTCGATGGAACCATCGTCCAGTCGGTCTGGCCGGGCGTCTTCGGCGACACGCCAACAAGGTCGAGTGGGCTGGCAGAGGTGCGACGGTAGAACTCGAACACGGACACGGTACTGACGGTGCTGATGACGAAGCACACATCAAACTGCTTGTACGCCTGTGCAGCGTCGTACTCGAAAGCGTTGTGCGCAGCTGCTATTTTCTCTGCCTGGGCATATGCCAGGAACTGCTGTGCAAGCTTTGCCACATTGTAACTGAACCGGCCGAGGAAGTGGTCCCACGCCATGCGCGGAATAGACGCGGCCTGCGAACGCGCACCCCGATCAAGTATCACCGGATCGTAGTCGGTCTTGCTGGCATTCGGGATATTCTGATCGTTGGCGATGTTGAAGTCATCGACACCCTCGATCAAGTTGTTGTCGTAGGCAGCCTGCGTAAACGAAAAACGCGCCGGTTTGGCTGCGTCTATACGTTGAAGAAGCGCTATTATCGCATTAATTTCGGTAGCAGACATCTCGAACTCCTTACACGTAAACCTGGGAAGTTTCAAATAGCTTGAACTTGGTCTTCACTATATACATCCACATCGTGTGGCGCGCAAGCCGGTTTGAAAGTTCTGCACTTTCGTCGAGTTTATACTCAACAAGGTAGTGCATATTTCCAAACGTAATGTTGATGTCCTTTACATACGTACCGCACAACAATTCAGTAAGCTCAAAAAACACTTTTATGCTCGGCCCATTGTACCGAACGTACTGCATTATTTCGATGACCGATTTTACAATGTCTATGGAAATCGCAGATATGACATTCGCATCATTGCTCATGGTGAGAAAGCTCTCGCCGTAGAATGGATCGTAGGCAACACCGATGGGCGGTGAAGCCAGGATGTTCGCCCATATCACGTTGCCATTGATGTCATACACCGGTTGGTCGGCTCGTGCATACCCAAGTACGGTCTTCCCATGCGGCACGAGTGACGCCCGCCTGGTAGCGCTCGCTTCGGTTGTTATGTCATCCGGGTAGTCATCATTTGCAGTTCTGACGTAATCAAAGCCCTCGGTGATGCCATTGTACAGGCCGCGCTCACTCCGCTCCTTGCCGTCTACAACATGGCTCTCCGTGAAGTACTCCATGCCACGCCACGCGCCGCCGGCAAGGTAGGTGGGAAACACGCCGGCAATCTTGCCGATGTTCAGGATGTCCGCGCTCCGCATGGCAAGTTCTTCGGTCGACGACACCTCCATCTGCAGCTTGAACTGCACCTTGATCCAGTACACAAGCTCGTCAAGAATGTCGTCGATTGCGAAGTTCAAGAACACCACGAGCCGAAGCAGAAAAAAACCGTTGAACTCACCACGATGAAAGCGGAACGGCAGTTTCATCTTTTCTGCTCCTATGCCTGGTCAGTGCCGACGAACGTGGCAGCGGTGAGGTTCAATGTCCTGGTTTTGGGAACGTCCAGGAACGGAACTTGTGACCCGCCAACCAGAATATCAATGTTGGTAATGCGGACGCTGGTGAGGCCGAGGTTGGTGAGCTTGGTGTACACGTCGGCCTCGGTCAAGGTGTCGACGTGCGTGGCCGAGTTCTTGTAGGAATCAAGCGCAGCGTTCATCGCTGCTTCGGCGTTGATCTGTAGAATCTTCGAGCTGTCAAACCGGTAGCTGATGTTCAGTGTGAAGCTCGCCTGCTGGTGGTTGGTATAGTACACCGGGTACTTGCCACCGATGTAGTGGCTATCCACGTAGTACACGACCTTCGCGGCATCAACCATTTTCGTGGCGTAGATCGTGCTACTTGCCACAAGCTCAGCAAGCTCTACACCAGGCGAGCCAGTTATGATGATGAGCAGCTGGTACGGAGCGACAACAATTCCGTCATATGTGGCGTTCGAGTTTGACTGGTTGAACACCACATTGCACTCAAGGATGTTCGGCAGATTGCGGATGTTGAGTTCGAGTTCTTTTATGGCGTCCTGACGATCCGTGTCGGTGAGAATGCGCTGTCGAAAATCGAACGCAGTCTCGTCGCCGTATCCGAGCAGCCCCGAGTTGTCAGCGCAGTCGAATGACACCGCAGCAGGCATGGTTGCACCATCCTGCCTGACAATGGTTATTCCGGCGACGCTGGACACCGGGAATGCCCCGACCTCAGCGGACCTGGCGGTTATCTGTGAGGACGCGCTCGCGGCAAGCACAAGATCGAGCGTGAGCGTGAACGAAAAGATGTCGCCGTTGACCGACGTGTAGTTGTACACACCGGCGAGCAGCGTTGCCGCGCTGGCGGAATCGTTATTCGTGGCGGTGATCTGAAGCAACGACCCGGACCCAGCCTTGAACTTGGTGCCTACCAGCTTCGCGGTGGAGTAGAGGTCTTCGTCGGCACAAGTCTCGGGATCGAACTTGTTCCTGAGCGCCAGGGCAGCGTCCTGGATCAGCGTGTAGCCGGCCGCGATGGCCCGGAACGCGAGCCACAGCTTGTTGTTGTTATTCCGAAAAATTCTCTTCGGTGCGACCAGGCCGTCATACTTGTCGGCCATCAGCTTGAGAATTTCGTCAATCGACCTACTTACTAATGCCATAAGTAGATACTACACCACAAATCGGTGTAATACAAGCCTCGTGTTTCAGCTTTAGTTAGGGCAAGGCGGGTATTTTGGGCAAGACCGACTTAGCCGCCTGTCTTGATTGTCGTGGTCTTCGCAGCCGTGATACTGCAGGTCAGGCCGGCCAGCCCTGGCGAGGTGGCACCGTTCGATGGATGCGTGTGAGCCGCCAACGTCGCGCACAGTGTCGTCAAGGCATCCTGCAGTTCTTGCCAGGTGACGAGTCGTTTCGAGCTACCATTTAGGCGCATTTCATTGAACGAGACATCCAGGTCGGACTCGCTAACTATGTTCACATCCGCCTTGGACCCGATGGTGACGGTGATGTCAGCATCCACATCAACCACCGCGCCAGCAGGATCGCCTGCCGGTGAGTGCGCCTTCCCTACCGTTATGTCTTGGGCGGCCTGGAAATTCTTCACCACCGGGGCGTTTGGTGAATACTCCTCGGTCACGGTGGCGTCCACATTTTCCAGAGTCTTGTCGTTCTTGACCGCGAAGCCGTGCCGGCGCGTCACTGTCGACTGGTAGTCGTACTCAGCAGGGCTGTGGACGCCGAAGGTGAATGCAACCACGCGGTCCACAAACCCACCACTTCCCGGTATGGCGTCGAACAGCACGTTCATCTCTCGTTTGAATATCGCCGTACAGGCAGCACGACTCTGCATACTGACAGTTGGTACATCCGCGATGACGGTGTTCTTGATGACAGTTTCCGCAAACCCCCTGGCCGGAGCAAGCAGTATGCCAACCATCGAGTAGGTGTTGTACCCTGTAGCGTCGGAGTCCTTAATGCTCCAATCCTTCTTGCCGGATGCCTCATATCGTCCCTGTGGCAAATCGAACATTGCCCTGTTGTATAAGTTCATGCTGAGCAACAGCACCAGATCACCGACAGCTGGCCGCGATGCCTGCTCGAAATGCGACGAGCTAATCGACAGCACAGGCACGCACGACACGGTATGCGCTGCGCCGCGCCGAATGATGTGCTCCACCTGCGCGATGTTGTCGGTGACTACCTCAATGACAACACCGTAAGAAATGATTGTGGTTTCCTTCAACCAGTTCTCATTGTTGCTTCTACTACTGTTTTTCAGCAGGTCGAACGGCTCTCTACGGGACGACATGGCTTACTATCTCCTCACTCTCCGGGTAGTCGTGCAAGAACGGCAGCTGCAGATTGATTTTATCGCCGACGCCGGGTGTTATTGGGTTGTTCTCACGCCCGTAAATCGATGGCATTGTCCTGCCGAACAACTTGCTCTCCGCATTTGAGAAGTAGTTCATGCGGTATGCGCTCTCGAACAATTGGGGATTCCAACCAACCAATGCACTGATGGCATCCTCCACAGTCGGAGGGTGCGGCCACCGCTTGATGTATGGAAACCTTGCCGACGCCATCAGCAGGTCTACAAGCCCTTGCCATGTAGACGGGCACGTGCCGAAACTACCATTGAACGCATACACCGCTTCAAGCGCGACCTTCCGCCACACCTTCGTCCGCTCTTTCGGTGTGATGACAGCCGGCGGCTTTACCGGTGTGATACGCCCGGTCATGGCGTCGGTCTTCGGCTCGTACTCGCCTTCGATGTCGGTGCACATCATCGTCATCATATTCGAATCGCCGTCCGTACTGAACTCCACGTCGACGATCAGTACCAAGTACAAGTTGTTCAGCTTTCCTGGCTGGTAGTAGTGCCCTACCAGATCATTCAATACATAGCTGGACTGGAACGCCACGGTGCACATAGAGCCGATAGCAGAAAAAAATGGTGCGCGGATTTGCCGTGTCCCGGACCAGGTGATGTCGTAGACCGCTGGCAGCTTAAAGATTTTTTTCTCCTGCTGTGCGTACACGAAGTTGTCCTGAAAAATCTGCTTCTCTTTTTCCTTTTCGTGGTAGGCGAAGTAATTGCCATCACTCAGCATGTAGTACCTGATGAATGGATACTGCTTGCTGATGCTGTTGAGCTGTGCGGAAACCGAGTCGTACATCTCGACGAATGGCGGGTGCATGATAGGTGCTGTCTGCAACACCTGGTCTTCTGTGAGGTCAAACAGCGGCAGTTCTTCGAGCGGCGTTTGCCATAACACATCTGACATAAATACGGTGATGCCGTAGTAATCAGCTGCTGACTTGCCGTCTTTGCCGGTGCCTGGCTCGTTGGAGAGTCTGCCGTCTTTTAGCGGCACCCGTGTCACAGAGCGCATGTCCGCCGAGTACACATACACGTCATCACGTGTCGTTACTACCTGCAACTTTCCGTCAGCCGCGGACACAACTGTCTGGCGTTCGTCCACCGTGTGGTGGAAGCGCGGATTAATGAATCGCATCGTGATGAGCGCGAAGAAGGTGAGCGGCAGGTTATTGAACGGCTTTTTCGCGCCCCAGCTACTACTTGTGTGGTAGCCGTAATTCATCTTGCGTATGGTATCTGCGTCAGCTTTCCACACCAAGCCCTGGCTGATGTTGCCGACAACGCATTGGAAGCGCGTTACCATGTCTGGAGGGCCACTTATTCGCTGGGTAGTCAGTACGTCAGCCACAATGCGTTCAGCCGGAACTTTCCAGCTGCTGCTTGTTTCAAGGGAGTTGTCGAGCAATGCAAGAAAGTCTGATGCGGGCCTTTCGCTGTACCATGGATCACGTGCCCAGTCGGACATCTGACTCTTATAGCCCATTTGTATCTCGACGCGCCGAATCATGCCGGCATTTCGCTCCATTGATGTCATGTCCTTGATAAACAGATTCGCTACGTCGATATTGAGTTCTATGGCGGTGCTATTTGCCACCTGTTTGTATGTTACTTTGATGGACGGTTTTTGCCGGCAGTCGATGTATTGGTATGTACCACCCGAGTATAGTATTTCGTAGTCAGACCTGATGGTGAAAGTTTTCGGAGGGTCGCCAGGCTTTATTGGGTCATGGATAAAGCGTAGGTTGATGATCCTGTCGTTGAAGTCTTCCGATGTCAACGACACGGTATCGACATCGCGCTTTATACCTGCCGCCGGCACCTCTGGTTGGGCATTGGCCTGGAACATCCTACCTTTTGCTGTCATTGGGTATCCTCGTACAGCGTGACGACGCACTGTTCCATATTGTCGTGCGTCAGCAGCTTGCCTCGCAGAGAAGCGTCGGCTGACGTAATACCTACTTGACCATCACCAATGCCTATGACCATGGCAGCCATCGACGCACGCAAAATGCCTCCATTCGCATCGAGCTTGCGCACCATGCAGGTAACACGATTAATGTTGCCGAGCGTATTCAGCCCAGCAAACGTTTCGTCAATGATTGTGAACATTGCTTCTTGCCGAACACCGTAGGTGACGTACAATTTACTGTTCACGAAGTCAGAGTTTTTCAGTACGATGTCCATCACACACCCCTATTAGCTGCGGCGCAAAAATGGCACGCTGGTTTCGTCGCTACCGGCTATTTTAGCATTAGAAGCCTCTTCAACACCAGTCAAATTGGCCATCAAGGCGGTGAAAGTCTTCATGTACCCCATCACTGCCGCAGACGCCCAACCGAGCTTGACTGCGCTCGGGCTACCGATGTTCTCGGCCACGGTCATGGTCAGCACCGGCCGCTCACGCACCTGTAGAGTTGCACGGAACACATCATCCTCTTTGCCTTCCTTCTTGATGTCAAGCCCTACGATCTGGACGTAGCGATAATCGTGCCCGCTCCACATTTTCATGGTCAGCACCTTCTGACTTTCCAGCATGGCTTCCAGCGAGTTTTTATTGATATGCTTTGCACCAGGATTGTCTGCGAACATTGTGGCTATATCGACGATCTTACCCACAGGCTGGTACGCGAGGTTCATGGCGTCTATTTCACCACGATTCTCAGCTTTTCCGGCAAATATGTCGATGAGTGCACTCGTCAGTTGTGAGAACTCACCAACAGAGCGGCCAAACTGCTTGCTGTACGGCTGAAACGGCAGTATGATTTCGAGGTTATACGACTTCGGCTTTATGACAGAATTGTCCACAACAACTTCCTGTACGCCACGGCGTATCTGGTCGCCAAGCTGTGCCATAGACACCTTGGCCTGCGGCTCGTACAGAAGAATGCGCTTGTCAGAAACATCCACCTGCTGTGTTTCACTTATGCTTTTCACGTAGAACATACAGATTGGCAACGTCATCTTGTCGTTGCGTGGATACCAGAACTTATTGTATAGGCACGTAAGGTTATCGAAGCTGCTTACCATGTCGATGCTGGTCTGCACCATTGTAGGAACGATTATCGCACCAACAGGATCGACGCCTTTACCATACGCGCCGCTACCGTTTATAGGGCCACCCGCCATGTTGTTGCTCCTCTATTTACTGGGCGCACTGAGCGCGGATGCGCCTGTTACCTCAGGTTTATATACTATATTCTGTATGCTTCCGCCATCGCCAGTCGCACTTTCTATCGATAAATTATTGCCTGCAGAATCAAACTTACCACCTGCCCGCACAAGATCGCGCAACTTATCGTCTTTCACAACCACCTCAAATCCGAGCCAACCACCTTTGTCACGGGATATTTTTATGTTGGCGCTGTCTCTGTACTCCTGCATTGTGAGATCGCCGCCAAGTTTTACTGCCGCGTCAGCTGCCGCTCTGTACATCTGCTGGTCCAGTATTTGACCATACGCAATTGACGAGTCTCTGGTGTGCCTTGCCGCAAGTCTTTTTAGTCCGCTTGCAGAAAAGTCCGGTTGTTGTATGCTTCGCGCCAGCGCATCCAACTGTGTTTTTATTGGGAGTGCGTCTTCTGTACGGTACGGCTGGTCGTACGCGTCGGTCATGCCAGTTATACTTCTATCAACAAGAGCGTAAATATCGGTTATATCCTTGACACCGAATCGGCCAGCGTCGACGTGTTCTCGCATTTGCGCCGTAGTTTCAAGTATTGTGGGCAACACACCAGCATCACCAAGCGATAACGCCCTGACAAGTGCTTGTAGCGCAGCGTTTTTTGGATACTTCTTAGCCAGAAGCAGTAGCACCCTGTTCTGTGCGGCTATTGCATCATTCGGCCGTGCTTTGGGCACGGTAGTGTTGGATGTAGTAATAAGCGCTTCCGCATTGTCCATCGCCTGCAGCGCAGCCTGTGTCGACTCTGCAAGTTGTCCAATACCCATACCAGACATTTCCGGCGTTGCGCCTTCAAGCTTTCCACCAAAACCCTCCACGCCGCTACCAAGTGACGTCTTCAGCTTGCTGAGCGCGATAATGCTTGTTATATACGGGCGGTGTGTGTAAAGAAAATCCTTAGCATTGATACCTGTGCCAAGCCTCTTTTGCACCTCGGCGTAGTATTCCGCGAGCCTACCGCCCGCAACCATGCCAGATTCATTCTCGCTGATGTACTTTACCGTGTCGCTAAGCCTGCGTTCGAATGTACTGTTGTCTACACCTCGCGGAGTGTTCGGCCTGTATAAACCGACAGTAGCGGTAAGCTCTGCTTGCCGCTTTAGATTTTCCTGCACGTATCGATTGTTGTTAAGTACTTCCTGCATGGGGTCTATCTTAGCCATTATCGGACGAAGAAAGTTCTTCAGCATCACTACTATCTGCTCGACAAGACCAAGCAGCTTGTTAAATGCCAAGTCTTTAACGCTCTCAAAAAATGCCCCGCCTTCCGTTATTTTTTTACCAGCCTCATTGCTGCTTTGCTGGCCAACATCGCCCTGCTTCACAACCTTCGTAGAGAAGGTGTTTACAAGCCATTTGTATAACTCCGCGCCTGTCCAGTTTTGGTTTGCAGATATGCCACCATTATCGCGCATATGCGCAAATATAGCATTGAGCAACATCTCTGTCCCAGTTCCGCCGATGCGTCTGGCGACTAACAGGTTATCAGCCGCCGCCTCCTCTATCGACTGGCGCGTCATAATACCACCGCGTCCGCGTGAGGTTACGTTGATCGCGCCAGCAAGTGTCTCCATGAGCAAATCCTTAGCATTGCCCGCACCACCTGCGGCCATGTTGACAAACTTACGAACATCGTCACCTGATTGGTAAAATTTGCCGACCTCTTTTAGAGCCGATTCGAAACCAGCCGAATCCACGTGTGCGAAGCTATCAAGCAGTGTACCCATCGCTTGTGAAAACGGATCGTATCCTACTTTATCAAGCCTCATACCGCGTGCTATAGCAGTCATTGTTGCGAACTCGGGCGTTGTTAGGTTGTATTTCGCGCTATCCATCGCCATTTTTGTGGTGCCCTTGGCAGTCTCCAACACACCACTCAGTATCTTGCCAGAAACTACCAGCCCTGCGCCGAGTAGCGATATGACAGTTTTCAGCGTACTGAGCGCGACACTGGCTGCCAGCTTGGCAGCGCCGCCACCAGCGCCGTCCCCGCCACCAGGCAGTAGTGACTCTTTACTAGCTGCATCTTCAGCAGCCAGTTTCTTTGCTATAGCGCTATTAGGATACTTTTTCGCGTATGCTATTTCAGCCTTTTCACGCATACGTGTATTAAGTTCGTGCTGGCTAATCTTCAAATACTCCTGCTCGAACGGAGTTCTGAACGGCTTCATTTTCAAATCAGTAACTGCCTCTGGGTGCGCAAGCTCGTATGATTCTTTAAGCTTTGCAACCTCTACTGCCTTGCGCCGTCTTCTTGCGAACTCAGACGCAGCCTTTTCCGACATATTAGCACCGGACGCGTAACCCATGGCTGCGGCGCTTTCGCCGGCGAGCACCTGCCTATCGCCAGCGTTCATTACACTATACAGCCCTTTCGAAGCGCTTGACGGCACCATGTACTGCACTATGCCAGTGGACTTGTCGACATGCGACGTGCCTCCTGCGCTGCGCACATACTCGCGCATCGCCGCAGTTGACCTGGCATTTAGTGGACGTTCAGTTACCTGTGAATACGCAGTACTCCGCACGTTACCTATGTTTATCGACTCGTCTTTTTTCATGCCGAGTGCACTATGAATTTCAGCGAGCTGTGCCTTCAGATTATTTATAACGCTTTGCGGACCTGTAAACGCAAATGTAGTGTTGCGCATTTTTCCATTGTCGCTGTACACAGTGCGCCTTAAAATCCCGAGTTCGTCAGCAAGCGGTTTTAACAACTTCATGACCTCTTTCTCGAACTTATCCGAAAAAGCCATGCCCTGGCTTGTTGACAGGTCAGAACTAACAGTAAACTCGCGCATCATCCTACGCTTTATTTCTCTATCCACGGTCTACCTTCGCTTCCAGCGCCTCAAGCGCCAATGACTTCATTTTACCTTTCGTTGCGCAGTAGTGCATAAACTCAAACAGTTCTACAAATGATTTTGGTCTATCATGCAGTTCTGCCATGAACTCATAGCAGAAAAAAAGAAGTTCACGGTCGGTTCCGAAATACCTACGCATCACTGATGCGGCGTCTACCCCTGATAGATCAGCTTCCTCTTGGCCGCTCCCTTTTTCTGTGGTGTCTGGGATTGAGCGCTTTGAGCGGGTCCAGGCACCGGAAACTTTTTTAGTAGGGACGCCCCCATAAAGTCGATGAGCCACGTCACGACGACAGGGTACTCGTCGATGAAGTCGCAGCCACGCAGATTTTGGTAGCGATCAGTAACGTGGATACTGGCCATCTCGACGAGCACTCCAGCCTCGTTACGGATGGAGATCACGAGGTCTTTGTCGACCAACATCTGCATGGTAATGTCGAACATCATGTCGAAATCGTCAAGTGCGGTCAGGGCGCGGCACTCCTCTAACAGGTCCAGCTTGTTCACACCGGAAGGGAAGCTGAACACAACGCGGTTCTGCTTTACGTCCTCCCGGATGATCTGGTACTCCTCTTGGTAGTCGAGCACGGAAGCGTCCATGACGAAGCTTCTCGGCGGCGCAACCCCAGTGATCTGCTCGGCAAAGTTGTCCTGTCTCATTGCAGCTCTCCTGATAAAATACGGGCGAAGGCAGTTTTAACCCACCTCCGCCCGAAGTTTTTCTGCCTGACCAGACAGCTTATACCGGCCAGGTCGGATTGGGGTTCGTCGAGTCCGGGTCCACGCTCGGGTAGCCGCCAGCCGGTGCTGTGGTCGGAACCTGCGTGGCAATGTCACCGGTCTGGCTGTCCGCATCGCCAGCGTTGACGCCACCGACGATGCCGAGCGGGTTGCCGCCGAAGAAGCTGGCCTGGTTTTCAGATTCTTGGATGGCATAGGGCTTGTACACACCCTTGAGGCCGTACTTGTTGCCGACTGCCCAGATAGTCTTCTCGTTGAGCGCCGCAGCGCCGGAAACGCCTTGGACCCAGCCGGCGTACAGCATCACGACCGAGTATGGTACGACACTGTTACCGGCTTTCTTCAGATGCGGCACGTTCTTGAACGACACACCGTAGAAGACGGTGACGAGGCGCTTGCCATTGATCGATTCAATGTGGGTGAACGTGCCGCCGATGTCGTCCTTCGACGCGATTATCAAGTGTGCTGCCGCGATGAGGTCGCCAGTGCCTACCAGACCGGTGGTGCGGATGACCGGCAGGGTAAGCTGCCCGGCCATCAGGTGGTTGGTGATGGTGATCACCGATCCGTCAACCAGCACCTCCTGGAAGGAGCTGTCCTGGGATGGGGTTGCATCGATGAACAGCTCGTTCAGCCGGACAGCGCGGGAAACGTCGATTTCGTCGACGGGCGATGCCTGGCTAATCTGGCCGGACAGGAATGGATGGCGGAACTTCATGATGGTGCCGCCGGCAGTCTGGAACGAACTTCTCGGGTGCGCCGCAGCGCGGTTGTTTGCGTAGGCCATATCGTTGTCTCCTTATTCCGCGGTGATCCCGCCAGTCACGACGATCTCATCCAGATCGTCGACATACTTGGCGGACCAGGCACTGGCAGCTTCCAGCTTGGTCATGCCGGTCTTCGCCACAGCGAAGGGCGGGAACGACAGGGTAATCATGCGCAGTCGGCCGGTGGTCGAGAAACCGAGCAGGTTGTTCTTGACGATTTCCTGAATCTGGCTGTACGCAGCCTCGTCGGTGAGTACCGGATCGGTGAGTGTGCCCTTGTCGGTGACAAGTTTGGCGCACTCCTGGGAAGACGTGTAATCGACAAACTTGCTGATCATCAGTGCGTTCACCGGGATACCAGTCACGCCGCGAGCAGAAGAAAGGGCGCTGTCCTGCGGGGTGTTGTCCGCGATGGTGGACAGGAAGCCGACGTTCATCTCGTCCAGCTGGTCGAACACCTTGGAGAAGTTTTCGTTCACTTCGGAGTTCAGCCAGGACGGGTAGCCGAGCGGCTTGATCTTCGCGCCAGACAGGCGCAGCAGCGAAAGCTTGTTGCCGATGTACTGGCCGGAGGCGTTCCGGCTGACAAACCAGGATGACAGGATTTCGGTGAAGACGTTCACCGGCTCAGAGTGGGTGATGACCCACGTGTTCAGGGCCTCGATCAGCCACAAGGCACCCCAGTAGTACTGGGAGCGCGGGATCGGCACCTCGGCAGTCGCGCCCTTGGTGAGCGAGGTCATCCACGCTTTCTGCGCTGCGGCGTTCTGGCTGGTGATGAGGCAGGTGTTGGTGTCCACATTGCTCGTCACCGGGTAGCCGCTCTGCGAGAGCGTGACCTTGGCCAGCGACCAGAAGAAGGACAGCTTCTGGTTCAGCTTGCACTGGTATGCCAGCGCCAGCGACAGGTCGAAGTACTTGGACGGCACAGCAGCCGGCGTCGGGTTGGCAGCGGTCCCCTGCACGATGTCAGTACAGGTGAATGTCAGCAGTTCGGCACCGCCGGCCAGCGCCGGGGAGAACTTGTTGACGGCCATGGCACCGGTCGCCAGCGAGGCGTCTATGCCAACCGTGTCGGCCACGATTTCGATGCCTACCAAGTCGTCGCCGGCAGCCAGCACCACGTCAGCCAGCACTTCCAGGGTGAAGTGCTTGACGGTATCGTCGTAGATGTAGGTGCCGGCCGGCAGTGTGTGACTGACCAGCGTGCCGTTGCTGATGGTGACGGTCATGCGGGCTTTGGTGCCGGGGTAGGGGATCACGACCGGCTTGCCGTCGAAGTTCTCGTCGAACATCATCTTCACGTAGGAGATGAAGTACAGCTTCTCGAAGGCAGCGGTCAGCGGAGCGTAGGTGATGCTCTTGGTGCCGATGACCCAATCGCCGGCCTGTGCGTCATCGAACACGATGACGTAAACGATGAGTGCTGCGTTGCTGTCTTGATTGAACGCGCTGGCCCACTGGTCGAGCATCGCGCCCTTCATGACCTTGGCGTAATTAGTGACATCGACGGTGAGCACGACGGGCTTGGTGGCCGTCAGCTCGTCAGAAAAGTCCTCCCAACCAACGATGTTGTTGGCGGCGTATGCCTTGGGGACATACAGCGACACGGCGTTGAACAGTTCGTTCTTCTCGTTGACGACGACCTGCACAGAGGACGAAAACCGCATCTTGCGCTGGGCAATACTGCCCTCATAGTTTACGTTGATGATCCTACCCCCCATTGTCTCCCGGACTGCTTATTGCTCTGCTGTCCCGCCTGAAATGGTGTCTCCGGGAGCCAGCGACACGTATTCGAGCGGCTGCCACTTCAAATCAATACTCTCTTTATACTCTATCTTTACGGAGAGGTCAAACGCTATAGACGAGTTTCCGACGCCGTAATAGTCTATGTTGACAGGAACTATGTCCCCGACGAACTCAAGAATCTTGCCCTGGCAGATTTCCCAGAAAATCTCGGCCACATGCTCCCGCTGGTTGATGTGGTGGAACGCCTTCGCCCACAGCTCGGCCTCGATGCCGACGAACCGAATATCGACCGTGGCTAGCTTGTAGGCCGCGTTTTCGCCGCCGTCCACCGTCGCCTGGCTAAAGTCCTGGGCAATCCGGTCATCCCTGGCAATCCAGTACTCGATGAAGGTGTCCTTTGCCGTGTCACCCTGCAACGGATTGTCGAAGTTGTGTTGCATCGGCACGATGTACTTCATGGCCTCGTGGATGTCATCCTCGGGCATTTCGTCATAGTAGAAGTACATGTTGAAGAGTGCCACCCGAAGGCTCTCGAAGGTCACTCCCTTGTAAATGATACGCCGTGGCGTGTGCATTATCGTACACCCTCTTTTGCCGCAGTTTGTTGATCAAGCAGTATCACCGATACCACTATACTACTGATCAGCCGGCCTGTCGCGTAAAATATCGCCGTTGATGGTATCCCGAGCTTTTTCCTGGCCTGCAGTGTTCTGTCGCTTAGTCCGCCTTTGTGCAGCGGTATCAGCCCTGATGCCAAGCTGTTCACAATGTCGGTCTTCGTTTCACGCGCAAGGTCTTCAAACACCGATTTCGTCATCGGCGCTGCCCACACATCGTAGTTCGACAGATACGCCTTGTGTGCCTTCCGTCTTCGCTGTGCTTCGTCCGCGATATTCTGCTTCAGGCTGCGCACAGCCTTGTCGTATTTCGGCTTCATATGCGACTCGAAAACAGAAAGAAAATAGTCTTCCATGAACCTGCGCCCGCCGTTGTACGCAATGCACAGCGCCTCGTACAGCACACGGAAGGTCATGTTGCCTGCGCCGTACCTACCTGCTCCGTAATGGTTCGGGCGCACGTCGGAAGGGAAGTAGTAGCTCACCTGGTACGGCAGATCGGTCAGCTCGGTGATCCACGCGGCGTCCGCTTCGTACCGGCTGCGCATTGGGTACAGCGTGTTTTGGCTGCCTTCCTCGTCGTCAGTGTCAACATCATCGTCGGCCTTGTCCTCAAACACCGAGTCCATGGCGATGATAGCGTCCTCGTTCTGCGCAGTCACCCTGGCTTTGCCGATCTTGATCGGCTTCGCCCGCGTGGCCGTCAGCAACGAGCGATCCATGAGCATGATTGGCAGGTTGTCAGGTGCCCACTCGTCTGTCACTTGAACTCATCCAGCCCGAGGTTTACGCGCATGTGCGGCGTCTGTTTTTCATTGTTGCCGGTGACAAGCTGCAGCCCATGCTGAACAAACCCGCCTTCACGAACATACGAGTTGTCGACGACGAACTGGTACAATTCTCCGCTGTCCTCAACGTAAAGGCCCTGTTTGATAGCCGCCTGCGGCAATTCATCATCGCAGTAGAAGCTCGCCTGCTGATTTTCGGTTCTCAGCTCTGTTACCACAGATTCTTTGCCGCCCTTGTTGCGTGATAGATACGCGCTCACCTGGCGAAACACAACGCGCTGGTGGCTGTACCCGGCACCTACGTTCGGCCGCATAGAAAATACGTCATAGTCTTGAAACAGCTCAGGAAAATACGCGAGCTGAGCGCCGTACACCCCGCCCACTGCGGCCTACTTTGACACCGGACGCGCTACGCCGGACACGAAGCGCACTTCTGCAGGGTAGCTTTTCGCAAGACCGGCAGCCACCATCTCCTCGACGGTATCAGCCAAGCTGTCGGGTATCTTGTAACAGATCGACGGGCGGAACTGCCCGCCGCCAATCGTGCACGAAAACTTCACACTGAAGTAGGAATTTTTTACTACGGGCACACTGTTCTCCTTGGTCAGATTTGCGACTTTCCGCGCACAAGTACGCGCTTACCAGATGCACGTATCATGAGATACGCCTTGTGCCCAAACGGATTGCTTTTCAGCGAGGACAACAGGTCTTGGTAGTGACCGCTCTCGCTGATGTTGTCAGCATACGCAATGTCGATGTCACCGATCTTTTTTCGCTTCAACGGCACGCCACCCATGGCCGGCACACCGGCAAGCAGCTTAGGATTCGTATCGGCGATGTACCAGGCAACAAGAAGCCGGTAGCAGAGCACGGTTTTTTCATACCACACATCACGAGGATGAATATCCCATAGGGTGCCTATGCCGTAGAACATGGCATACACCGAGGATATTGCCTCTTCCAGCACGGGTGAATTGTTCTCTGCTGCCAGCTTCGGGAACTGCGCCAGGTGACAGCGAATGAAGTCCTGCGCAGTAATCCGCGCAGGTACTCCATCCACAAAGATCGGTGCGCCCATCAGAGCTTGGACCCGTCCCCGGCTTTCTGCTTGCCCTTGTCGCCCTTTTCGGCAAGGGCAGCTTCCAGCTCGGCGATCCTGGCATTGGCAGCGGCCAGCTCGCGGCGGGTGGCCACCAACATGTCGTGCGGGGTCTGGGCCTCGGCTGGCAGGTCGTCGTGGACGAACAGCAGCTTCTGCTCGACGGCATGGGCGAACAGCTTGCTCTGCTTCACCAGCGCCTCGTAGTCGGAGTCCTCGACAGCCGTGAAACCGCTTTCCAGTTGCCGGCCGCTATTGCGGTCATTACTGGCGGGGCGGAACAAAAAGTCCCTGGACGCGACCCTCCCCGCAATGCGGGGGGAGTCGGGGTCTTCAATGCGGCATTTGATCAGTGCGATGTGCACGTTCTGAACGTACTTCATGTGATGTTCTCCTTCATGCCCTCAGATCAGGGGGTGTACCGAGCGTTGGTGCCCATGCCGCTGATGACATGCACAGTCTTGGCGACCGGGCACAGCAGACTACCGACGCGTTTCAGGGCGGTACGGGCAACGCCGTCGCGGTAGCCGGGAGCGCTGGGCAGCACCATCTTGTCGATGGGGGTAGGAGCCATGATCAGGTCGACCAGGTTGCCTTCTTCCAGCTCGCTCTGCAGGGTCGGGAAGGTGATGAACATCAGGTCTTCCGCGGTCGCGTTGAACGGGGTGTTGGGCATCAACATGGGATCGGGCACCAGCTCGAAGGTCCGGTACAGATTGTCGCCGGAGTTGGTGACAAGCGTGCCCTGAATCTTGTTGCCGGACTCGAACGCCTTATCGATGATCGACAGCGGGTTGTTCTGGTTGAAAGTCTTGGACAGCATGGAGAACTTCAGCACCTTGTACAGAATCGGCGAGCACGTGACCTTGATGTTGACTGGCAGGAAGAAGAGGTCTTCCATCTTCTCAGCCAGCATCCGGTTGAACATCATCAGCAGGTCCGCACCGACGGTGGTGTTGGTGTTGTCGTTCCACATGTACTCGGCAGGCGGGCTGGCGGTCGGATAGAACTCGTAGGTGCCGTCGCGGTTGGCGATCTGGGTCAGGCCCTCGAAACCGGATTCAGCATGGCCGAAGTAGTACAGCAGGCAGGACAACTGTTCCAGCATCAGGTTGGCGTAGGCATCGCGGTCGCCGATGACGGAGTTGGTCAGCCAATTCCCTTCCATGCCACCGTAAATGCCTTCCATCGGGGTCGGCGATTCGTAGTCGATGACCAGGTTGATGACTTCGGACAGCATGGTGCCGGTGCGGTTCTTGACGCCGGTGGAGGTGTTGAACTCACCGGTTCCCTTGGCGACATTGGATACACGGGCCATGCCTTCAAAGGTTTCGGTGTATATCTGCACCAAGTCGGCCCAGATGTTGGGAATGCCGACCTTGTTGACCAGCGTTTCCGAGTAGCCGCGCAGGAAGGGCTGCTTGAAGACCTTCTGGATGCGGGCGATGTCCCAGTACGGGGTGGTCAGGCCGGACAGGATGGAGTCGTTGACGCGGCTGGCAACGCGCTCGGCCACGAACTGGCCGGACTTCTTGTCGTAGAAGCCGAAGGCCGAGATGCTGTCAGCAACGCGGTTGCGGGCGTCACTGATGCTGACACCCTTGGCGACCAGCTCGTTGACCTTCTCGACGGCCATGGCCTGCACGGCGTCGGAGGCACGGGTGATGATCGACTTCTTCTTGGCATCCGGGCTGGCAATGATCGATTCGCCGATCATGCGCTTGGGAACGTCCAGGAACAGGGCACTGGACATGACGGCCTGGTTTCCGCGCACGCGGTACCCGCCACGGTCGCCGACGCCGCCGTCGGTGTTACGGCCCACGGAAATACCGTGATAGTGGCCGCTGTCGATCATCTCGGGGAACTGACGGCAGAGGTACTCTTCGGCCTTGCCCTTCCAGTTGTCGTAGGGTTTGGCAACGTTCAGCAAACTTCCTTTGTTCATCATGCTTTCCTTTTCTCGGTTTGGACTGTGGGTCAGGCCACAGTGGCGCGGAGGTCGACGTAGACCGCCTGGTTTTCGGGTTCGAGCACTTCAACCCAGCCGCCAAAGGTGGCGTTGGCCAGTGTGGGAGCGCCGATATTGGCTGCCAGCACCAGGGAAATGATGGGGAAGCCGCTTGCGTTGGCAAAGAAGATCGCCAAGCGGTCGCCGTCAGCACCGGCCTTCAGGGTGGCGATCCAGTCGGCGTAGACCTTGCGGACGGTGCCGGTGTCCTTGGTTTTGTCGCCCTTCAGGAGCGCGAGGAAGTTGGCTTCCTGACCAACAGCGGTCATGGACTGCTTGTAGCCGACCAAGCCCTTGCGCACCAGTGTACCTTTGGCGTAGCCGGAGGGAATGCCGTGGCCGGCAACGGGATGGCCGGTCTGCATACCCTGCTCGAACTTCAGGACGCCGGCGAACCAAGCCTTGGTGGGCTTGTCGGCGTAGACGGCACCAGGAGCCGAATCGACGGTGGCAGTGTCGCGCCACAGGCCGCAGCCGAAAGGCACGATGCCGTCGACGTACAGGGCGCTGCCAGCACCGATGTTCATGCGGGAGAAGCCTTCCTGCAGGGCCGGGATGCGGCCGTCGATGTTCTTCATCAGGAAGCCGTTGCTGCGGTCCTGACCACGGAATACGTTGTTCTGGTCAATGCTCAGAGGAGCGCCAGGTCCGTAAGTGCTCATTGTTCTCTACCTCCAGGTATTTGTTGACGGCCAACCGTCACTTGCTGCCGAACACACCGTCGAGCAGGAACGCGGCGTCTTCAGCGATGTTGCCGCTGGCACCGTCCACGGTCCGGCTGTCACCACCCTTGGCGTCGTCCTTGCCCTTGCCGCCAGAAACGCCGAGGGCCTTGGCAACGGCAGCGTCCACGGTGGCACTGATGCTGTCGTTGACGCGCTTCAGCTCGTCCTGTAGGGGCTTGACGCTCTTGGCGATGGCCTCCTCGACAATGGTGGCGGTATCCTTGGTCTTGGCTTCATCGGCCTTCTTTTTCTTGGCCTCCTCGACAATGGTGGCGGTATCCTTGGTCTTGGCTTCATCGGCCTTCTTTTTCTTGGACTCGTCGTCCTCGTCATCGTCACCGTCTTCGCCCTTGTCGAGAAGACCGTCCATGGTCTTCTTCAGCTCGGCGTCGTCCGCGTCGCGGCAACGGGCGTAGAGCTTGTCGATGATGTCCGACACTTCCTTTTCCTTGGCCACAGCCTCGACAGGGTGGCTGAAGCTGTCGCGAACGGCACCAATGAGAATTTCACGGGTGTCGCTTTCCGACAGGCAGGTGATGTGCGACATCACGTCCTCAACCGACTTGCTGACCCCGGCAGCGTCAAGAGTGTGTACCTGTTTGACAGCACTCATCACCACCTGGGAAAGCCTGAAATTGGCCTCGTCTTTGGCACGGCCGATGCCGAGAAAGCCCAACACGCCTTTCTTCATTTTCAAACCTCCGATGTTATTTTGCGGACGCGCACTGTCGGTGACACGCACGCTTGGCCCGCCTCTACCACGCTCGGTGAGGACGACGCCATTCACCGACATGATTTCCACTAATTCAAGATCATACTCTGGATTCTTGCTGAGCACAACCTTTGACCGGTAATCCGCGCTGGTTTCCTTGTGGCCGGCGTTGTAGTAGTCAGCTGCATCCTGCGTGTAAAACGCAATGTTGCCACTCAGCGCAACTTCACCATTGTCCAATGTGGTGACTTCGATATTTTCACCAATAATGCCACTTGCCTGCGAGCGAAAATTCTTGGGGTTGGTTTCCTCCGCGGTATGCTCAACTGTCATTGTGGTGAACGCGAACTTGTCCTTAGCACGAATAAGGACGTGCGCCGGCCGGTACTCGCGGTAGAAATCCTTTTTCACAGGCGGCTTGAAGCCGCGCTGCAGCATCTCGTCATACGAATACAGGTACACACCAGACCTAGCAAGAATGCCGTGTTTAACCATGATTGCCGGATGACTGTCACGTGTCTTTACAGCGCCCATATTGACTCCAATTCTATCTTCGTATCAGCAATTAAGCAAGAGGCAGAAAAAAGAATCACGCGGAGTATTTCGGTACAATGATCACGTCCTTTCCGCCGACGCCGAAAGGCTTGATCATGGAGTTGACCTGGGGTATCGTGAGGACGATGTTGTCACCGAACTGGGATTTGTACTTGGTGGTCGGGTCGCCGAAGGGATCGTCAACCAGCCATGTCAGCACGACCCCGCTACCACCAGTTGAAAACCCGGCCAGCGACTCGAAGTGCCCGCTCATCACCTCCGATCCGTCCGCCCTGGTGAACACGAAGTCGCCATGGATCACCAGCCCGTCGCCGGCGATCAGGTGGTTGTGGATGCACACCTTCTCCTCGGCGTACACGCACCTGATGCCTTTGCACCCGAAGTACTCACGCAGACCGACGGCCAGGATTTCCATGTACTCGTTCATCGGGTACTTTTTCTTCGGGTCAAGCGAGGCGTAGATTTGCTGGCACGCCACGTTCTGCCGCATGAAGAACAGCAGGTCCATCGGTGGTCTGGGGTGCAGCCCCTTGTTGAATTTCTCGACTGGCCAGCCGGCCGTAACCGCAGCTGTAATGCCGGCGGTCACATTGCAGGTTTCCATGGTTTCGTTCCACGGTGTGCTTGGATCGTCCGGGTTCAGCCGCTGGGAATAGTTCGGTTTTCCTTCGGAGTTGTTCACTGATAAGCCGCCCATACTGTCCTCCTACTGCACCTTTGCACGGGCTTTTTGCACGCCCTGCTTCTTGCCGGCTCCGACCTTCTCGTGCTTCTTCTGTTCAAGCGGGTCGTCGTAGCTGTGCCCCTTCTTTTCCTTGTCGCCTGACTTCGTGGCCGGTTTGGGTGTTGCCCCTCCTGCCGCCGGTGCCTGGCCAGCAGTTTCTATCTGCTTGTCCATCAGCTCCATTTCCCTCTCATGCTTCTCGGTTTCGCGGGCGTCCTTCACCGCCTGGCGGGCACGGATGTTTTCCATCAGTTCCGGGCTGATGGTGAACTCGTCGTCCGAGAACTGCCGGCTGATGTCGAGCGCTGCGTCTTCCGGCAGCCCGCCTGCCACGAGGTCGAAGAAGCCCTTCGTGATCTTGCCGGCAATCTCGGCCTTGTCCTTGGCGTTGGTGATGCGCGGATTGTCGAACTCGATGGTGACGTAGGGCAGGGCTGCCAGCACGTCGCGGCCAATACCGAGGGCATTGATGACCGCCAGCTGTGCAATAGGCTTCAACTGGTGCGCCACGTCGATGTGAATGTACCGCGTGCCTTCGGACTGTTTCTCGTAGGCGCTGTCGGTGGAGTCACCGGACGAGAACGCCCCGCGCTCGCTGGACCACAGCAGTTCTTCAGGGATGTTCGCCCTGGCCGCAGCGTCCTGTCGGATCAGGCGGATCAGCTCTGGCACCTGCTTGAAGTCGCGCTGGATGGCCTTCAAATCGCCGATCACGTCCAAGTTTATGGGGTTGTTGATTGATGCCTGTCGCACACGGAAGGTTTCGTCGAAGTCAATATGGTCCATGATGTCTGCACCTTCAGTCGCCATCAGCCCATCGACGTTGAATGTTCTGGCCAGTATCGACATCTGGTTGATCATGTTCGGCACGGCTGACATCACATTGTAGTAATTGAAAACCGCTTCAATCCAGCCTGGAATGTCCGAGATGCCCCAGCCGAGCGTCATCAGGTTGCCCCAGTAACCGGACTGTGGTGCTGTAACGATCCTGGCGCATCGTTCGCCGCGCACATCCGCGCCGAGGAACGGGATGTAGTAGTGTTCAGGGCTGAGAAAATCCTTGGCTGTGGGGTTCCAGTTCGGAATGTGCACTGTGTTCCACCTGTCAAGCGCCGTGTAATAGTCGACACAACCCTTGCCTACGACCCCAAGCCGCGCAAGTGTGGAAATTGGCATATCCATCGTGCCGGGTGTGTCCTGCTTGAAGACGGGGTATAACAGTGCTCCACCGTGCGTAAGGCTTGCATTGATGGCCTCCGCAATCTTGTGTGCCAGCCCGGTGCTGACCATGCTCGCCGCGATCTTGTCGTGCTGATCAGGGGACAGCATCTTGCACCTGATCCTGACGCCGTTCAGCAGAATCGACTGGCTCTTCTTGCGGATGATGGTTTCCGGCAAGCCCTTCTGGCTGTAGATGGCTGCTGCCTCTGCTGGGCTGATCCACACGTTCGGCACAACGCGGTTGTTGAGCGCCGGGTCTTGCCCATAGACGCCAGACTGGGTGGTGGTATTTGATATGCCGCCGGCATACCCGCCGCCAGGCACGATGTCCCGTGTGATGGCGTCCATCACACGCTCGGTTAGTGGCTGTTTTGTCCTGAAGTTGGTCATCACCGCCGGAATTAGCCTGGAACTCCGTTCTTTGATGTCCTGCAGGCTGTCCGGCCTGCCAAGTATTCTTGTAACATGATTCTTCTGCTCGTTTTCGATTATGTCATTCACCAGCTGCTGCTTCGACAGCGGCAGCGGCTTGAAGCCATGCACATCGTTTATGATGCGCTGCCCGTCGCGTGTCCGGCCGGTACTCGTCTTCTGCGAGTTGATGATTTGCCATACCTCACGCCACCACATTGAAGCCATGATTGCCTCCCTTTCTGTTCCATATTACCCGATTTCCAAGGCAGAAAAAAGAGGGCCGGCTACAGTGCCGACGGGTTCAGTTCGGTGTACCCGCCTTCCAACTCCGTCACTGCCGGCTCTTCCTCATACATTTCCAGGTGCCGTGCTATCGTAACACGTTTTATGTCCCTGAGCGAGCGTTTGTTGCTGGCGAGGAAATAGCACATCATGCGTACTGTGTCGACATAGTGAATTGGCGAGTTCGGCCCGATACCTTTCGGTATCTTGCCGTTTTTGTCGCGCTGCGCCAGTGCACACGCCTCCGCGACTTCCTTCGCCATGGTCGTCAAGAATAGGCGTTTGGTGAAAAACAGCTTGTTGACCAAGAACGCACTGTCCTCAACGAGCGGGTTCTTCCCGCGCTGAATCCAGTGAATCCTGAACTTTCGCAGTTCCTTTATGAAGTGGCTGATCTGGTCCTTGGCCGTCGTATCAGGTATCCACACGATCTTGTTGTGGGGAAAGTCGTGCCGGACAACAGCCGGTGCTTCGCGGATGTCCGGGAAGTCATAGCTTTTTACGATGTATATGCGCCCGTTCCGCTCGACCCCAACACAGCCTCTAAAATAGCCGGTGTTGAAGTCCTGCGCCCAGTAGACCGTTTCGTCTTGGTCTATCTGCTGGTCCAGATCGGTATGTATGAAATTCCTATCCCAGTCGAAGTCGCCAATGACCCGCCCCGTCGAGATAGGCAGAAAAAAGCCTTCCAAGAATACCTTGCGCTCGGTTTCATTGTACATCCTGTACAGCGAATCGACGTATTCCGGGTCAAGATGCGGGTTGTCGCGTGTGCTGCCGCGAATGAGGACGAATGCAGCACCGGTCTTTATGAATTGGGTGTACACACGGTACAAACCTTTCTGCCCCTGGCTTGTTGAGCCGAAGCATAAAAATGGTTTTCTGATGTCTTTGATGATCTGGCGCGTGCGCTCGTTCATCGCCTTTATTGCTTCAAATGTGAGGTCGTCGCTCGCTGATGTGCCGAGGTCGTCTACCTCATCTCCGAAGAAACACCAACAGTTGAAACCTACGATCTTTGACGGCTCCGAAAGTGATACGAGAATTATCTTTACATTACCGATGACGATGGTGTTCAGCTTGGTGTCATGCTTGTATACTGTCTTTGATGCGTCGAGGTCTTCTTTTATCATCGCTACCGTCGTCTTTTCCAAGTGTGCCAGTGTTACACCGCCAAGCCCGATGGCAGGGCTGTGCCCTTCCGTGTCGTACTTGCCTTGCAGCAACCGCACACAATGGAGAACTGCAGACGAGATGGAGGAAGTCTTTCCCGCGCCGTACCCTGCCACGAGAATGTGAAAACGTTTTTTCGGGAAAAGAAACGGTGATTGGATGAACTGTCCTTGGTGCTTTAGCAGCATTTTCTTTTTCATCTATTCACCTGTTATTGTGCGGTAGCTATTTCTTCGAGCGACCCATCGGAACTCATAATAAATGGGTCAGGCTCCTCGTCAAAATCCGGCCCGAAGCGTTTTCTTGCTGTTGGTGATACTGACTTTTCGCTTGACGATATTGACGAGTCATCCGATCCGTCGTGAATCTCCACGTTGCTCATCGCCTTAAATTCTTCCGCAGTCAATGCGATGTAGAAAATGTTCAGCGCGTCGTTTTCTTCTGCTTCTTTTGTCTTGGTTATGCTAAGGACATCGCGCCGCATATCCGCTACTTTCAGCCGCAGGTTCAGTGTGTCTTTTATGTCCTTAACATAGGCATCTGCATCTTTCGGATTGCGAATATCGTAGCTGCCTTCATCCGGCGTGCTATTCTTCAGTTCCTTGGAAATCTCCTCTATCTCCTCGATTTCCTCAAGAAATTTTTCTGCCATGATCTGCCTGGTGGCGGTACGGTATTTTTCATTTTCAAGTACTATTGGGCGTAGCTTGCCGTCAACACCCATGTAGTTCAGCGACATGCTGTCATCGCCGAACTTTTCAAATGCGCAGATACAGGCGTCAATGAGTGCTGGTACGTAGGCTGGGTCGTTTTTGTCGGGTAACGTGGGGCGTGTCAATTTTTCGCTTGCCATGTGTCTATATTACAATGCGTGTACAATACTGTCAAACACCAACGAAACGTTTACATTTTCGTGCAAAGTATTGTATAAAATGCGCAAAGCAATGCCCTCGGTCAACGACACGAGGGCACTATTGATTCCATCATGCACAGTCGGTTTCCGCTTCTCTTTCATCTCCTCCTATAAGTTGATGTTCACCCACAAGGGCTACAAGGTGTGGCAGTTTCGGTGACTGACTGCCGGCAGCGAGCAATGGCTGGGGAATTTGCGCTGCCCGGCCACTCACCTACAGATTGTCTTTTACCCACCACATACGCGGCCAGGGTTACTTCTTGCCAAGCCAGCCAAACACAGCGGCAATGGTGCCGGCCAACACGAATACACCGGCGACAATGGCCGTGACCATGTTTTCGCCGATGCCGGAAAGATACAGGCAAACGCATCCGGTAACAAGCCCGATGACACCGGTGATTTTCAGGATAGTCGATTTGTTCATTTGATACTCCTCGCTTCCTATTTTAGCATACCTGGCTGATCGGTGCAAACTATTTTATTTGTAGATGGCAATCACTATTTATCCGCTGTGAAAATTGCATATGGGCCGCTGTAATAATGTAAAATGATAATTATTATTTACCCACTATGAAAAACTTGAAAATTGCGCGGGAAGAATGTAAAATGATAATTATTATTTACCCACTATGAAAAACTTGAAAATTGCGCGGGAATAACGGTTGCGACCACCTGGCCACCAGGCCAAGGTAAAAATCAGGGCAGGGGAAATTCCCCTGCCTGCCGATTGCGCTACATTGCGTAGCGTACAATCAGTTCTAGAAAATCATTTACCGGTACACCTTTGGGCGCGTAGTTTTTTCGGATTGTTTCGTAATCCGGTGTATCGGCCGGAAGATTGCCGGCCATGTATTGCTTGACTATTGCTGTCAGCCTTTTGCGTTTGGTAGTGCTCAGAGTCTGCCAATACTCGACAATCCACTCGCGCGCGACACCAGCATTTTCGGTACTGTTTGCGTATTTGGTACTGTCGGCCTCGACAATTGACATCAGCATAGCCATAGCCATAGCATGGCGATCCTTTCGGGCTTGCCTTGCCTCGGCCTCTGGGTCGATCTCTTGCACAACGTCATACCTGATACGCGTATAGCTATCGCTTGTCCGGCTTGCAATGTCGGCGCATTCGCGTGCCAGCTTAGACGGCATGGCTAGCTTGTAGTGCCTGCCTTCAGTTTGTTCGATTTCCAGCATCTCAACCGCCTCGGCATATGTGCGCAAACCGCCAAAGCCGGTACGTCTGATACGTTTAAGACAGCCGATAGTGTACCTTATCGCCGATATAGTGTCGTCCAGCTTGTCCGTGTCGCTTTTGGCTATCATGGCGCAAGCATAGACCCGCATGCCCAAGTCTCGGCCAAAGTAGGCAATAAGTTTGCCAATATCCTGCCCATACTTTGCTACGCAAGCCGCAATCTTTTTTTCGTCCACCATGGTGTCCTCCAATACAAGTACCCTATCACGTGCGGCCGCAAATTGTCAAGCGACAATTTGCATTTATCGCTTTGCCTATAGGCAATCAATCGGTAAAAACCGGATAAAATTTTAATTCGTTACCTGTAAAAGAATTACGCCATTTCCTACGAAAATGTAGTTTACGCAATCGGTATCGTGAAATGAATAACGATTCTATATTTATACGGAAAAACCGGTTTCCACTGCATAATCATTGTATATTTTTGACTTGGCATGCTTATTGCGTGGCCGGAAAAACAGAAAAAAAGCCTGCGGACGGCCGCATCCGATATTTTTTTATCGTTCTATTTCCTTTCCTGGTAATGATTTACGTTATTACTACTGATTATGTATTATATACAGACCTGTTTTTACATTTTGTCGATGTAAAAAAGAGCGATTTTTAGGATACTTATACTTTTATAAGTAAAAAATTTTTGTTCACGGAATGAACATTCCGAACATTCCGAACATTCAGGTAGCAGTAGAATCGTATTCTGTCGTTATATATATGGCGAGCCCATCAAGCATGTCTTGACCGCATAGCCAGCATATGATAGACTGAGCTTGTCTATCGAGTCATGCAATGTGACGACAAAGCGATTAGATAATTCCAACAAAAAAATCCAAAATCTCAAATTTGAAAAACAGTAGGGAAAATGGCTGGCTACTTGTAAAAACACGTCTATAAATAATACCAATTTAGTAGTAATAACGTAAATCATTACACGGAAAAGAATTAAATCGATACAATTTTATAGATTATACCGCCTGGTATACGATATACGATACTTTTGCATATTTATAATAAAAAACCGTCCGATTGCATCTGACGATGAATAAATACTCAATTAGGAATGAATGCGAATTATAACTCATTACACTATAAGCAATTAAAATTTTGAAAATTTTTATCCGGTTTTGGCCGCCCCATTGCCTGTATGGTGTCAAGCGAGAGCGAGAGCGAGAGCGAGACGAAAGCGAGGCCAAAATGGTACGACAGACAGCGGGCGGCTATATGGCGACAGTCTACGGCATAAGCCGGACCGGTTTTGTCTCGGAGCTTGCCGCTTGGCAATGGATTGCCCAAGTAACGGGGCATAGCCTGTCATATGTGCGCGCTAACGCCAGTGGTAACTTGAGCAATTGCAAGCGCAAAAAATCGTAAAAATTTTATCCGGTTTTGATCGATTGATTGCCTATAGGCTGTCAAGCGATAAACAAGATGAGAGCGAGGCTAAGATGAAACAAGTAAGTCACAATCCCTTCGCACGAGAGTCTATGATACGCGAAAACGTCTATGTCACCGTGGAAACCTGTGCATGGTGCGGCAATGTCCGCAAAACCAAAACCGGCAAGGCGTACCTGTACCGGTACGGTATTGAGCCAGACGACAAGCCCGGCCGCATATCGTACCTTCGCGGGCTGTACTGTGACGCACACTGTATGCGCGCCCACCACGATATACGGTAAAACTGTCATGTAAGCAAAGCTTACCCGGCAGGTAGCTTTTTCTTCTGTTTTTATCCGGTTTCTGGTATTTCATCGCCTATTAGGCAAAGGAAAAATTATGCAAATAACGATTGCCCCTGAGTATCTTCGGGAAACCATTGGTTTCGTCGCCAATACCATTGTCACACGCAAAGAGGAAATTCTGGCCGCCTACTGCGAAAAACAGGCAACGGATGACAAGACAAGCGCCAATTTCCTGGCCGAGTGTTATAAGGAACTGGATGGTCTGAATCCTGCTGCTGTTGTATGGGCTGCTGTTGGCTATATCGTCACCTATCAAGGTGATGACAACGTTACCATCGTCGTCTGTAATGACGGCGAACTGTGCACCACTGGCAAAAATGGTGAGATTCACGCTATCTTCCATCGCGACAATTGTAAGTACACCTTCCACACGTAAAAGGATTTTATCCGGTTTCCGCAATTTCATTGCCTATAAGGCAAAGGAGAAAACGCAAATGACAATCGAACAAGCAAAGACCCTCAAGGTCGGTTCCTACGTCCACCATGTCAGCAAGAAAAACGCTGACGGCACTCCCATGCGTGCCAAGGTTCTTTCCGTCAAGACGTGGAAAACCCGGCCACATGATGTCGTCGTGTCTGTCAAACACGGAATGTACGACTACGCGAAGTTTAGTCAGGATGAGCTGTCCCAGATCGAACTTGGCTACGAGTAATAGCTGCCGCCTGCCGGCGCACTGCCAGTATGCACCATAATACCCGCAGTGTGGCAACGGTTCGCCTGCTGGCAGGCGGCTTTTTATCCGGTTTCCGCAATTTCATTGCCTATTAGGCAAAGGAAAAATT